ATGACCAAACAATCGCTAGAAGCGTTGTTTCGGGAGTACCTCCAGGCGCGACAGCAAGGTTTACGAACCGATCTCGCAATTCGACTGAGAAACAAGCTAGTCGAGTTGAATGTAGGACTAGCTCGTGAAGTTGCCCATCGCGCTGCATCGGAATGCCCAGAACCCTACGAAGATTTAGAGCAAATCGCCACGATCGGGCTGATTCGCGCGGTGGAACGATTCGACCCCAACAGCGGCAACGCCTTTAGCTCGTTTGCAGTGCCCTATATCAAAGGGGAAATCCAGCACCACAATCGAGATCGGGGCTATAGCGTGATCAAGAAGCCCCGTCGAGGGATTGAGCTGGTGTCACGGGTGAAGCGGGTGCAACGCAAACTCAAGGCTCAAGGGTTTGAGGTTGACGAGTCGCGGGTGGTGAGAGGGCTAAACATTGCTGAGTCGAAATGGCGTGTGGCGTGGGATGCCTACAACTTAGCCCCAGTTGGCAGTTTAGATGAGTCGCTCAACGGGGAAGACGATATCGGCGGCATTGTCAAAACTGACTATTCCTGGTTTAGAGGTTCGATCGCTCGTGTCAGGGAGCCAATCCAAAGCGTACTGATTGATAAGCATGTATCTGGGATGACTGAGAGTGCGATCGCCAAGAAGCACAAAGTGACGATCGAGCAAATTCAGCTCTGGCTAGAGCAGGGGTCAAAGCAGTTAAAGACGTTGAGCGAGGGTTAGACGATGACGACAGTAGAAGTGATGCAGAACTTTAATTACGAAGCGCTAGATCTCGAAACTCGTGTGGTGGTGCAGCAGAGAACCAGCGAGATTCGGTCTTTGATGAAGCGGACGGCTCAAGACACGGTTGAAATTGGGCAAAAGTTGCGTGAAGTCAAATCTCGTCTAGAGCATGGTCTATTTGGCGGTTGGCTCAAGAGCGAGTTTGATTGGGGTTGGCGAACGGCGAACAACTACATTTTGGTGGCAGACAAATTCGCAAATTTTGCGAATATCGACACGATCGCTCCGTCGGCACTCTACCTACTAGCCTCATCTTCCACTCCGGAGGATGTGAAGCAAGAATTTCTAGAGCAAGCCGAAGCTGGGGAGCCGGTGACCCATAAGCAGGTCAAAACCGCCCTTTATACTGCCAAGCCCCAAAAGAGCGCCGCCTCAAAGCTAGAGCCAGGGGAGCAACACACGGTTACGGAGAAGGCAAGCCCTTACTATGGGCAGTCGGTTAAAGTTGAGCGATCTGAAGGGGAGTTCGTTTACTGCGAAACTCCCGACGGGAAAACAACCCCCCTCCTCCCTGGTTGGATTGGTGAGCAGCCGCCAGAGAAGGTGAAGCCCGAACCCAAGCCCGACCAAAAAACCGAGCTTTTGGTAAGTCTGGAATTTAAAGTCGGAGTGAAAGAAGAGCGCATTAGACTGCTAGAGGAGTGGATGACCCGCGTTCTGAATGAAGTAGAACTACCCCCAGACCTTTGCTTAGAGGCTCAAGAGCTACTCGGTTGGGCATCTTAGCTTTAGGCGAACGAATTTTGAGCGAGGCGAGCACCTGGTGACAGGTGCTTTTATTTTTTGAGAATTGGTAGAGGGCAGGACAAAGATTCGAGCTGTTGCATCTTCTGCTCAAGCTGACTGATCTTCCGATCGTGCATCTCAAAGCTTGTTTTCACCGCTTCGCTGAGATTGGTGATCGCTGCCTCAAGTTTGACCAAGGCTTGATATTGATCTCTTTGTGCCAAAACCAGTTGATCGAACAGCTTCTCTTGCCCAGTTTGCTGCGACTGGACAAGTCTGGTCACAAGGTCAGATTCTTGCTTTTCTTTCTGAGAAAAGATTTCAAAGCCCTTTTGCAGAATCAACAGGGTTGCTGCTCCCAATACCCCCCACCCTGCTTGTCCAGGAATGTCAGGCGTGTGGGTTGTAGGTTGTGTAGCCTGAACAAGGATTTGAGCGTGCATGGTGGTGATTTCAGATTTGCTTCAGAGTTCCTTCTCTGGGAATTCTTCAGAAAATCTTTAGGCTATGGAACTAACCGAATTTCCCCAAGCTATTGCAGATCTGCAAACTGAGCACCTAAAGGCAGAGCAAACCGTTCGGCACTGGCAATCGCAGGTAGATCGAGTGATTGGCGAGATTGAGTCTACGATCGCCTTTGAGAAGTCGCTAACGAACGAAGCGCAACGAAAAGCAATGCGACTGGAATTGATGCAGCAAACCGAAGTGCAAACGGCAATGGAAACGCTGCAATTGGCACAAGATCAGAAAACAGAACGAGCCATTCAACTAGAGCTACTGAGAAACCAATTTAGTGTGGCGAAATTGGCGGAACGGCGTGCTATTGCTCAGTTAGAGACGACATGCTGATCAGCCTAGCTATTCTCGCAATGTTCGTGGGTATGTCGATTGGTCTATGCACCCTGTCTTGAGGTTATAGATGCGTGCCCTGAAGGGGCTTTTTCATCACAATTTTGCGATGAGTGACGCCGTTTTCCCTGTAAATGCCTCCCACCGTTGAAGAATCACTTCGCAGTACTCTGGCATTAACTCACACCCATACACCATGTGCTCGCTTGATAGTCTCTCTGCGGCAATGATGCTCGTTCCTGAACCGAGAAAGGGGTCGAAGCAGGTGAATGTTGTCTTGGCATATTTCCGCCAGAACCACTCCACCATCTCAACCGGCTTTTGATTGGGGTGTATCCGTCTTTCGTTCGCCGCAATCCCTTGCTTGACCATGCCGTTCCATCGCCAAGCAAACTTACGAACGGCTGTCTTTTGATTCGTCCATGCCAGCTCGCAATCCGCAAAACTTGTCGCACCGTTTAGCTTGTCCCAAACAATCCAACATCGGCTGAAGGGGAGCCCGTGTGAGTAGTGGTTAGCGCCCCACCAAATGTGTGCAGCTTTGGGAAAGAGCTGTTGACATAGCTTGAAAGATGCAATTGCTGTGTCAGTTGTGTCATCCCCGGCAATGATTGGGTAGGGCCGGGCTTCAGCGTCTATGGGTTTTCCGCGAGAAAAAGTGCTGACCTTGCCTTTACTTCCTCCACCAATCCGACCGTCTTTGTTCTGAATTTTGATGCCGTAAGGTGGGTCGCTCCAAATTAAACCAGGCGGAGTTGTGCCCAGTAGTTGCCGAATAACTTGCTCATCGAGCGAGCTACCGCAGCAGATGTGATGCCGTCCTAATTGCCAGGTTTCTCCTGGTTGGACCCGAATTTGAATTGAGCCGTCTGCGATTTGTTGGAGTACATCGCCAACGACTTTTCTACTTTTGATTGACTCAATTTGATTGCTCATAACTCTGGCGCAAAAAATGTGCTCCAGAATTCCTGCACACCAGGTTAAAACTCTAGATAATCGTTGGCTGACTGATCTGGGAACGAAGACAGATAAAAATTCGTGGTGGCTACTGAGGCGTGACGAAGGGTATCTCTAACCAAATGAATGGGCGCACCCGCTTCTAAGGAATGCTTGGCTAAGGCGTGTCTCAACCAATGGAGTGATATCTTTGGATTCAAACCCGCATTCTTCACTGCCTGCTTGATGATGTTGTGTGCTTCCCGACGCTCGAAACGAAACAGTCGCTCATCAGATCCCCGCAACACTTGAAGTTTCTCCCAAACTGAATTCGGAACGATAACCGATGCTGTTTTACCCCCCTTGCCGCAAATACTCACCTGCACTTTGCCGTCTGACCTAACCGTGAAATCTTCCCACTTGAGACTACAGGCTTCTGATGCTCGAAGGGCTAGAGCATAGGTCACGAGCAAAAACAATCGATCGCGCTCTGATTTGGCAGAGTCAATAATTTTATTGACCTCTTCACGGGTGAGAATTCGACCTGCGAGGTTAGGAGAATGTTGTGGGGGCTTCATCCCAGCCGCGACGTTAATCGATAAATGCTGCTGTTCGGTGGCGAACGTGAACAACGATTTGACCGCATTGATTTTGCGCGTCTGACTGGTCGGTTTGAGTTGACGACGCTCTAGCTCAGTGGCAAATTCCTGGATTTCTTTCAGCGTTACATCTTGCAATGGACGGTCCACAAAGCCTAAAAACTGCCCAACATCCGTTCGATAACTCTCGATCGTTCGCTTCGATCGACCGTGTAACCACATCTCAATAATTTCACTATCAGGACGACTCAAAATTCGATTCCAAAATCATCGCCTCAAGTGTTCCTATATCGATTGCTCCTAAGGCTTGTTAGGTGCAAGAAAACGCTGTCAATCATCCCCCAGCCCCCACACCGCGCCTGTTTCACCCCCTGAAAACCGACCATACGAAAACGGAAAACCTCTGAGCGATCGCATCTCCTCAAATCCCCGCTCCGTAGGAACTTTACAAGCGTTAATGGTTTTCGCACACTCCGAAAATGCCTGCCCCGATCGACCCGAAATTAAAAGCTCAAATTCGACGTGCCTACGTCAATAGCAAGCTCACGTTTGGGGAGCTGGCAAAGCAGTTTGATGTCAGCGATCGCTCAATTCAGAATTGGGCAAAGGCAGAAAATTGGGATGCAGAGCGCAAGGCTGAGAACGTCATCGAGTTTGCTCGTCAGCCCAAACAAGAGCGTCCTCCTGTGCGTACCAGAGTCAATTCTGACGATGCCCTAGCGATCGCTGATCTCATTATTTCCGACTTGCAAGGTGAAATGGCGCGGGGCGATGTAACCGCAAAAGATAAAGCCTCCGTTGCCAATGCGCTGAAGGCGTGGGTCGAGTATCGTCGCAAAATTCACCCCCCTACCGTTGCCGAATTGGTCGAACTGGCGATCAAGTTGAATGTTGGACCCGACGAATTTTTGACTGAGTTGAGAAACGCTTGGAAACGAAAAGCCGTTTAATGATGCGTGGCAAAAGAAAACATCAGACAGCAATGGGAAGCCGCGATCGCGCAAATAGACGACGGGCGGACTGAGAATGCAGTAATTTGGAGTGCGATCGACGAATTAGATCGTTATCACCTGATTAGTGACTGCCTCGATCGTCGAAAACAGCTTTTAGAATCCACTGAAGAAAATCCCGATTTAATCGATGCCATTTTGACACAATGCGCCAATGACCCCGCCCAATGGGTGAAAGACTGGGTGTGGACCTATGACCCCCGTCGATCACCGGCTGTGATCCCGATGAACTTGTTCGATCGTCAATCGGCTTACCTCTACTGGAGGCAAGAGCGCCGATCTCGCAAGGAACATGGGCTAATTGAGAAGTCTCGTGACATGGGGTTAACCTGGCTCAACTGTTGCGCCCAGCTCCATGCGTGGCTGTTTGAATCAGGCTACAAGGGGACGGTGGGATCTCGCAAAGAAATGCTCGTCGATCGCATTGGTGATCCGGATTCGATTTTCGAGAAAATGCGGTTCATCATTCGCTATTTGCCCGACTGGATGCGACCCCAAAACTACAGTGATGGCAGTCTGAAGCTGATCAACAAGGATAAGGGATGCTCTATCACGGGTGAAGCAGGCGATAACATGGGGCGCGGCGGACGCTCTAGCGTTTACGACGTGGATGAAGCGGCATTTATTGAACGAGCCGAGCGGGTAGATGCGGCAATCTCTCAAAACACGGAAGTGGTGTTCTACACTTCCACACCCAACGGACCCGGCAACCCGTTTGCTCAGAAGCGACTCAGCGGCAAAATCGAGGTATTTACGTTCCACTGGCGAGATGATCCCCGCAAAGATGACAAGTGGTATCAGAAGCAGGTTTCAACCCTTGATCCTGTGATTGTTGCTCAGGAAATTGATATCGACTACAACGCCTCGATCGAAGGGGTGACGATTCCCCATAAGTGGGTGTTGGCAGCTATCAATTTAGACTTGCCGATGAGGGGCGATCAGACGGCAGGGTTAGACATTGCCGATGAGGGTAAAGATTCTAATGTCTTGATTGCCCGTCATGGTCCGGTGGTGACAGATATCGAGTCTTGGGGTGAGGGCAACACCACGCAGACGGCATACAAAACCATTGAGCTGGCGAGAACCCTGCAATTTGCCCACCTCAATTACGACGCGATCGGAGTGGGAGCGGGTGTGGGTGGTACGCTGTCGAGCGCGGATCATCTCCCGTTCACGATTCAGCCGATTAACGGCAGCGGGGCGGTGAGCGATACGGTCTGGAGTGAGTTTGACGATCGGACGAGTTCTGAAATCTTTAAAAACTTGAGAGCGGAGCTTTGGTGGCTGCTGAGGCGACGGTTTGAAAAGACCTATGAGCACGTCAATGGGCTGGCAACTTACCCCCTAGACGAATTGATCTCAATTCCCAACCACCCGATGTTGATTGCCCAGCTCAGTCAACCTCTGAGGAAATTTAATGAGTCTGGGAAAATTGTAATTGAGAGCAAAGAGGACATGGCGCGTCGGGGCATTAAGTCGCCAGACTATGCGGATGCCCTTGTTTATGCCTTTGCCCGTTACCTCAATGCTGCATGGTGGAGCCAAATCTAAATGTCAATTTACACAGATCTAGCTGAAGCACTGGGATTCGTAAAGGAACTGACCTTGATTTCTGGGCGAGATGCAATTCTGACGCAAAAGCTCAAGGCTTCAGCAGGCAAACTGAAAGCTGATACTGAGGTTGAGGGAGAAACGATCCCATCGGGTACAAAAATTTACCGCTTTTACTACGTTGCTGCTAAAACACTCCAACAGGATCGACAAACGCAATTCATCAAACAAGCGGATGGGGCAACGTTCGGTGGAATGGCAGTTCCGATCGACTCCCTAATGGATGAGCAACTCGCGATCGACACTGCATTTAATCTGGATGTGCCGAATGGGTTTGTTGCAACGATCGATCTAGATGGTTCAATGAATGCGGGCGATAGTTCGCCCGTGATGTCGATTTTGGTTGGCTAGATATGGATCATGAGATTTGCGAGGCGATCAAAACCTTATCTAGATATGAGTATCGCGGGCACTCAAAATGGCAAGCGACACAATCCGCCCGCTATGATGGCGGTGAATTTCACTCAAAAGATACAAGTGTGCAATCTATTGACGGCGAAATTCAATTCACCGAATTTGAGGCATTAGCGATCGCTCGGGGCTTGAAGGACGGCACGATCAGCCAGTGTATGGGGTAGCAATGTTCAAGAAGTTTGAGAATTTTCTAGTTGAACGGTGCAATCGTTGGATTTGTATTTGGCTGCTCTCGTTCTTTTTTGCATACCCTCTATGGCGTTGCCTACTTTGGATTGCTCCGTTGAGCTATTGGCAAATGTTAACGATGTTAATAGCGATCGGGCCGATTGCTGATTTTGTGGCATTGGTGGTCAAGAAGCCTGTGTAGCTCATAGGAACTCTCACCCAGAACGAATCACGGCTGGGCAATGAGTGACGAAACGACGGCAATCGAACTAACCAGGAACGATGGAGCGCTACTTAACGCATTTGGCTCTCTCATTGGTAATCGCAACACGGGTTTAGGGCAGTCAGGGCGCGATAAATTCCTTGACACGTCAATCAATACGATCGTTCTGCCCCTCGATCGAATGGAGCTTCACGCGCTCTATCGCAATAGCAAGATCTGTGAAAAAGTCGTAGACCTCCTCCCAAAAGCAGCCACGTCCAAAACATGGCTCGAAATCACGCTGGGCAAAGGGCGAAAGAACATCCCAGCTAAGGCGCTTCAGTATGCCAACGATTTAAAGCTTCGCGATGCTGTGAGAGAGGCGGCAATTCTCGGCAGATTGGAAGGCGATGGTTTTATTGTGATGGGCATTGATGACGGGCAACTCCCAGACGTCCCCGTTAACGAGAAAAACATTCGTCAGATTTCGTGGCTGGAAGTTGTCACTCGCTACCAGCTCATACCGGAAACCAATACAGGACGACCGGGTAAACCAGAGTTTTACCGTCTGGCATTGCCCCAGAACCAGGGGTTGGGGGACGGCATGACCTTTGGGCGCATCCATAGATCGCGCATTCTCCGCTTCCCTGGCAAACGGCTCTATGGCGATATGCTCAGCTACAACAGCCACTACCATGATTCGGTGCTGTTGGCGTTTTGGCAGAGTTTTATCAAATATCTGACCACGATCGAGTATTCGGTTCGCATGGTGCAGGACTATGACACCTTTGCTTACAGCTTGAAAGGGTTGGGCGAACTGATTCTGCGCGGCAAGACAGAGGACATCCTCAAGCGTTTTCAGGCGATTCTGCTCTCTAAATCGTCGCTAGGTGGCATTGCGATGGATGCCGAAGAAAGCGCATCCTATGTCTCTCGCAACTTTAGCGGTTTGGATGCCCTGATTGAGCGAATGAAGGATGATACTTCAGCATCGGCTGATATGCCCCCGACTAAACTATGGGGGAGTTCTCAAAAGTCCGCTCTCTCGAATAGTTCTGAAGGGGACAAGTATCATTGGGCAGATTGCGTTGAAGACTATCAGGCAGAAGCGATCGACGAACCTGTAACCGATTTTTTCCGCCTCAGTTTCTTAGCCCAAAACGGTGCGACGGGTGGCAGAGTACCGGAAGGATGGAGCCTGAAATACAAGTCGGTGCTGCAATTGAACCTGAAAGAGCAGGTGGAACTGAGAGCAATGCAAACAAAGGATGTCGATGTGCCCTCAGTACAAGCTGGATTCTTGAGCCAAGAAGAGGTTCGCCAAGCTGCCTGGAGTGGATCAGAGTATTCGATCGAGCGCACACTACTTTCAAGCGAATTGCCCCAACCCCAAGCCTTGGCAGTTGGGGCTGGAAACACAGCAATGGGCGAAAAGTTGCCAACAGACAAGCAATTGCCCTCAGATAAACAAACTCAAGTGGCTGCAAACCAAGTGAGCAAAGCAGACGCGGCTGAACCGCTGAAAATTGCGGGTGAGGTACTGAGTGAGGATGAGTACGGCGCGATCGCAGAAATCAATCAGCCTGATATCGATGCGGCGTTGAAGGAGTGGCGATCGAGTGCCCCGGATAAGTTCAAGGGGTTGCTCGATGGTCAACCTTAGCGACCCGTTGCCAATTCGTCTAGATTCACCCGACTTTACTTGGGATGCCCGATCGCGGCGCTATCGCTATGCCGATTCGGGTAAATTCGTCCCCCGTGAGGCAATGCTCAATCTCCAAAAGGGCTATGTGGAGACGATTAAGGGTGATTTGCAAACGTTGGGGGGGTTGGTGGCAGACGGCAAAATAAGTTTAAAGACATGGCAAGAAACCACAGCTCAAACGATTAAAACGTTGCACATCAACCAAGCTATTTTGGGACGCGGTGGCGTTGACCAGATGACCCCAGCCGATTATTTAGCAGTCGGTCGGGAGTTACGATCGCAGTACAAATATTTAAGGCAGTTTGCGGTAGACCTCACCCAAGGCACCATGACCCGTGCTCAATTTGAGGCAAGGCTGAACCTGTATGCCAACAGCTCAAACATCAGTTTCTCGCAGGCACAGCAGCAGAATTCCGTGGATAACGGCGATCGCTACATGCGAAGAATTCTCCATGCCCGTGAATCGTGCCCGGATTGCATTCGCTATGCAGCGGCTGGGGTAGTAGCGATCGGCTCGTTGCCATTACCGAAGCAGAATTGCCAATGTGGTGCAAACTGTAGGTGCAGTGTTGAGTATTTGCAGGAGTTGCCTACTTGAACGCCATTGATCGCCCCTCGCACTACCAGGGAGCCGCGCATAAAGCTCGCTACGTCCTCAATGTCTTGGGAATTCCAACCGAGTATCTAGATTCGGAGTGCATCAAGGTTATTGAAGGTTTCGATCTCAATTTCCACTTGGGTAATGCGGTGAAATATCTCTGGCGTTGTGACAGAAAAGGTCAAGAAAATGAGGATCTAGAAAAAGCAAAGTGGTATCTGCAACGCTGGCTCCAGTGGACAGACGATCCAGTCGATGACTCGCCAGAAGAGCAGAAGGCTCGTCGAGCGATCGCGCTGATTGATGAATTGCTGAAGGAAGGCGAGGGTATTGGCTCATCACCTTAGCCAGTCTAAGCCACCACTTCTTATCACTGGCTTGACCTTCCTGAAGATGCGATCTCTGACCAACTTTGTGCGACTCCCGCTAGGTCAATCGGTAGGCGTCGGAGATGAAGTATCAGTCGCTTTCTGATTTGTCTTTCACTGCATTGATAGCGGTCAACGCCCCCCGGACTCTCGACTATCGCAGCTACAGTCTTATGCCGAGTAACTCGGCTCTCTCCCTAGTTTTAGAAGCGATCGCAATGAAATTCTAACTCAAGGTAGGAATTCCAACAGCAGTTTAACCCACTGCTGACAATGGTTTTTCACGTCGATCGCGGCACAATTTTCAAACACGAAAGAACGCCTGAAGGCTTTCTGCGGGTTCACATGCGGATTGCCCGTGTGGGCGAACTGACCTACCGCAACGCAGATGGCTCAGAGCGAGTTGAGGTGGTTAGTCCTGAAGTTCTGTTTGATAAGGACAGCACCGACAGCTTCAAGATGAAGCCGATCACGCTGGGGCATCCACCTGTCAAAGTCACCTCTGAAAATGCAAGGCAGTATGAACGCGGCATGACCGGGCACGCCATCACGATCGATGGTGATTTTTTGGGCATTGTCGGAACCGTGACTGACAAAGAAGCGATCGACGCGATCGAGCGAGGCGATGCCAGTGAAGTCAGTTGTGGTTATGACGCTGAAATTGCCCTGAGAAGCGATGGCAAATACGACCAATTGAATCGATCTGGCAACCATGTTGCAGCGGTGAATCGTGGGCGTGCAGGCTCTGAGGTGCGCTTTGGGCTTGATGCGGCTGATTCGGCAGATGTTTGGGTGCAGAACAGTGACGAGGGAACAACAGAGCAAATTAATCAACCTGTTAAAACCCCTACGCCCACACCCGAACCCAAACCTATGCGCCAAATCACGATCGGTGGAGAAGTGTTCTCGATCGACAACGACAAACTCGCTGATTCTGTGCTGAAACTGCAAACTGACAGCGCTGACTCAGTTGCTAAAGTAACCGACCTGCAAAGCAAGCTTGATGCTGCTGAAGGTAAAGCCACGGGTCTAGAAGCACAAGTTACAACTCTCACAACTAAATTGGATGCCGCAGAACAGACCCGCATGGATGCGGATCAAGTTTCTACCACCGTGTCAGAGCGCTTAGATGCTTGGGCTGTTGTTCTACCTGTGCTACGTGCCGATAAAGCCGACTATCAGCCTGACTACAAACTGCCTGTAGCTGACATTCGCAAGTTAGCGATCGCTCTCAAGCTTCCCAACGTCAAACTCGACGGCAAATCGGATGAATACGTGAATGCCGTTTGGGACACGATCGCTCCGCAGTTGCAAGCGACTGAAACCCGCGCAGACAGTAGCGATCCCCTGCATGAATTGGTGAGAACAGCTCAGAAAGAATTCGGTCAACGCCTAGACGCGATCGACGCTGCTAACCAAAAAGCAGCGAATGCTTACGAAAACGCTTGGAAGCAAGGAAGTGACAACTAATGGGAATCACCAACTACGGCGATTTAGCACGCGGGTATGAAGGGCAAATCGCCCGCACCGAAGATTACACAGTTCGGTCTGGATTTAACGCAGACACCAAAATTATTCCGTTTGGTCGGGTGGTTGTGCGTGGCACAGGTTCATCTGGAACTGATGTTGCCTTGGCATTACCTTCTGCCACGGGTCAAGAGTTCATGGGCATTGCGGTTAAAACCGATGTCCATGAAAAGAACGAAAAAACCGTTGATGCGAATGGTGACCTTGGCTATGAACTGAAGCGACCGATGGGACGCATCGTTGAAGGCTTGTTCTATGGCTATGTCGAAGAGGCGGTAACGACTACCGACACCGTGTATTTCCGCCATACCCTCAATGGCACACCCGGTGCCTATGAGCGAATTGGACGCTATCGCAATGACGCCGACACAGCAAAGTGTGATGCTGCCCCCCGTTTGAAATTCCGTGAAGCAGCAGGTCCTGGTCTAGTTCTGATGGAAATCATCAAGGGGTAATTTGACATGACGACATTTCGTACTGATAGCGCGGGTCTATTTCTCAAACGTTGGTTAGAGCAGAAGCTTCCTGGAGTTCTAGAGAAGCGCTACCGCAAACTGCAATTTGAAAACGGCACGATCGTGCCCACAATGGCAGACTTGCAGCCCGGAGCTGCAACGCTGATTCAAGAGCAAATGGAAGTGGTCGGAGAAGCCGCGATCGTAGCGGATGAAGCCTTCGACATTCCCCTTGCAGATGTGGGTTCTGAAGAAGTCCAGTTCAAGATCATTGCGGTCTTTTCTGGCTTCCATTTCACATTCCGGCAGATGCAGGCAGCACAGTTTTCTAATGTGCCTCTGAGTGATAAGAAAGCATTTGCAGCTCGGCGCGCGATCGCAGAGAAAATGAACAAAATTGCGGCATTTGGTGCTGCAAAATACGACTGCACAGGTTTTCTAAATAATCCCGATGTGCCCGTAGACAACAGCTCATTTGATCCAGACGCTGCTACAGCAGATGAATTTGTTGAATGGTTCATTGATGAGATTATTTCGGTTGAGTCGAGCACCGAACTGACTGAATCGCCTACCACGGCACTGGTTACGCCAGAACTGCACGGCACTATGCTGAAGAAGCGGCTGAGCGGAACCGATATGAATGTCAAGCAGTACATTCTAGAGAACACCGACCTGGTAGACATTCGCAAGGTGACGGAACTCAAGAGCGCTACCCTCGAAGCCAACGGCGTACAAGCCGGTGGTACCAACAAGGACCGCGTTCTACTCTATCCGCTCGATCCTGAGATTGTTGAACGTCATATCGAGATGACCAAACCATTGCCTGAAGAGTATCGCAATGCGAAATACATCACACCGATGTATGCGTGCACCTCTCCTGTAATTTGGAATTTCCCCAAAGCAGGACGGGCGATCGATTACGTTAAAGCATCATAGGGGGAACTAAATGAAACTCGTTTTATTCCGTCCTGAGAAGCTCAATCCTCCCCGTCGTGGAGAGCAATACTACGATCGTATGCGCCTTGACCCAGGCACGAATCATCGTTCTGAAGAGGATGTCAAGAAGCTGCAAGCTCATCCTGACTATGCCCAGCACAGCGGATGGGGCGCGATCGAAGTGATTGAAGAGAAAACGACCATCGCTAAGAAAACCCCTGTCGAATCTGGCTTGGATAAACTCTCTGAGGAAGATGCTCAGAGAGTGATTGAAGCCACCTTCGATATTCCGTTGCTTGAAGGCTATCTTGCCAAAGAGCAGCGCAAAGCGATCGTCAATCTGCTAAATCGTCGTATCACTGAGCTGAAAAAAGGCGCGGCATGAGCCTCTCACCGTTTCCCACAAACGCTCGATTGACATTCCATCTCCCCACAGGACAGACCGTGACGGACCCCGCAACGGGCAACGTCATCTCTGTGCTGGGGGATTTGGATATTGAATGCTACTTAAAGCCAGATGGGGTGCAATCAAACCGTGCGGTAGCTGATTTATCGCCAGGGGTGCAAACCCCCACGGAAACGATGAGCGGGCGCATGACGAACCCTATCTATGTGCCCGCTTCAATTCCGGTGCTGGCAGAAGCTGATGCCATTATTGGTGGTCGCACAGGCAAATTTCTAATGCGAGTTCCAACTCAGGACGTGTGGGGCATCCGGGATGTGTTGGGTGACAAAATCTACGGGACCTTCACCGCACTCAAGGAGACAACACCCGTGCCAGTGGTAGATAGTGGGTTGACGAGTGCGATCGCGCTTGAGACTAATCGCCTTGTTGCGGTGATTGATGGGCTATTGGTCTATGCGGATCAATCCATCTTGGCTCATGCCTATGCGATCGTTGGTATGACCAAAGCCTCTACAAATCCCGGTCAATCGGTGGTGTTGCTCTCAGAAGGAGTGATTAGTAGTTCAGAGTGGAATTGGACGCCGGGAGAACCGTTATTTGTGGGCACCAATGGGCAACTGACACAGGATGCAGACTCAATCACAAGTGGGTTCTTCGCATCAGCAGGGCGCGTGATTACGCCACAGCAGATTTATCTTGATGTGGAGGAAGACCCCATTGAACTTTAAATTAAATCCTCAAGGAATTAAGAAATTAAATGGAGCGATCGACAAAGCATTCAAGGCAACCGTAGAGGCATACGGTGATGAATGCAAGGCAGCGATCGAGTCTCCCATTTGGGAGTGGGACGGCATTACCCATCGACGCAACGGCTCGATCGCATCCAGTCCGCGTGACATTGTTGATTTGGGTGAACTGCGTGATTCGCAGGAAATCAGCTTCCCCGACTCAAGTACAGGAAAAGTCGAGTATACGGCTGCTCATTCTGCGGCAGTTCACGAGGGGCATGTTACGAGCAACGGCTCGATCGTTCCTGGTCGTCCGTGGACAGAGGAAGCTGCACGAAACACCGATTTTGAAGGCATTATGGGGGAAGTTCTGAAGCGAGAATTGTCGTGACTGAGCAAATTTGGGAATTTCGAGAAGTGCAGTCCAATTCGAGCACGTTTCGGAGAACGATCTTGCAACAATTGGTCGTTATTCAGGGCGATCTACGAACTCGACCTATTCATGTGCATGGGGTTCGATGGGAGAGTCGCTTAAATGAAGCCACTCACTTTACGATCAGTCTCTCGCTGCAATCAGAGCGGGTTCTGTGTGACTCGTCAGGCATTGCAATTGATGGAGTAGCTTTGTCAGCAGAATCTATCGAAGCAGTTTCGCAGCCTGGTCATTTTTGTTGGGATTTAGAAGTTGAATTAATACCTAGAGAGCGAATTGATTATCCCCACGAAAACATTCATCGCCTTTTTGCCCCCGTTCACCCAATGGTCGTGACAGCACAACGGCGTCGGATGCATTCTGCTGGTGTATATTTTACGTTTGCTGCCGCAGAGGGTATCCGGGCAGGAGTTGCAGTAGAGAATATACGGGTAGGAGAGTTTGTTGAGTTGGGTGCAGATAGGTTGCTGCGACGTGCCCGATCCATTCCAGAAGAATTTTCTCATTTGCCTCGCGTTGGGTTAGTCGGGATTGACTATGCTGAGGCAGAACCACCAAAGCCTCAAGCGCCTACCATCTGCCAAAATTGCCGCAACTATCACGGGCAATCCTATGGTGGTAATTTCATGGTGTGTGGCATTCATCCCTATGGCAATGGAGAAGACTGTAGCGATGCAGAATGATGCAATTCCCATTGGCTCTACCGTTGTATTTAATGGGCTTGTTCTAACAAAAATTGCTGATGATGGGGTTGAGGTCTACTTAAGCCCAACCTGGAAAAGCGATCGGGGCGATACGTTTGTGCTCAGCGATCAGGCGATTCGTAAGTTTGGCTGCTTCAAGGACTTAAAGGTTGCTGAATGAACGTTACAGAACTCCGCACCCAGATTCAAGACGCATTAGTTGATGAAATTGGCACTTATGCCCTCACAGGTGGCGCTACAACACCTGCGATCATTGTGCTTGATAGTGGTGATGTGGTCAGCGATCGGACAGTGACGGGACTAGAAGTGGTAATTCGTCGCACTCCAATTTCTGACGACGGTAAGCCTACCTTTGACGCTGTGAGAGCTGCTAAGGTGTGGCAAATCTTCTTGGTGCAGTGGAATGGAAACTACACCCTAGAAGCCGCCAAGGATAAGCTCAGACGAAAATTCCCTAACACTCGCGCCGTTCCTATCAAGGTAGAAAAAGGCAGCGGTATTAGGGAACAAATTTCAGTCAGGATTCCGGATGATCTAGAGTTCGACGACTGGCTCTAGGCTTGGGGTTCAGCGTGTTCTGCATCAGCTTCATCTAAGGAGCCGTGGGACTCTTCAGCAGGTTCAGCTTGGGGTGCAGGGGTTTCCTCGGTAGGAGCTGGGCTGGTTTCAGGAGCGGGGGCTGGTTCGGCTGCTGGTGCAGGGGCTGCGACGGGAGATAGTACTCCAGAGATCGCTTCATTCAATGCCTCAACTTTGTGCGCTAACTCAACCAATGCCTCTTGCTCTTCGGTTTCTAGACCCGTTTGCATTTGGGCAATCTGACCATTTAGGTTTGAGATCGTTGCATCTTTTAACTGTGATTGAGCAAGGGCATCGTTGAGTTGCTGTTGAAGTTCTTGCTTCTCAGCTTCTTTACGATCGACCAATCCCTTAAAGTGCTCAATGTTTTTGCTCATTGAGTCGAGCAGTTGATTGTAGAAAAGAATGTTGATGGTTGTCATAGCGATCGGGCGTTGTGTAAACGTCGCCGTTAGCTTTCCCGTGGGTAGGAATTCTCAGCCTGATCATCCAGATCTGGAGACAGAATTTCAATGGGAAAGAAGTTTCAAACTGGGGCAGGCGACAAATGCAAAATGTATGTCGCGTTGCTACCCTTGGGCGATCGGACGGAACCCGTTTCGATCAACGGAATTGCAACTAGCAGCAGCGGCATTACTGCCAACGCGACCACGATCAACTTAGGTGCTGCTGTCGGTGGTGTGGGAATTGGCGGCGGAACTCCACTAGAGTTTGCTAACTCAGGTGGTACGAAGGTCAAGGTTTACTTGACGGCTGATGCAAAGGCTGATGACACAGTTTTGCAGATTGAGCCTGCTGCAACGACCGTTGCTGGGGTTTGCACCGCAACTTACGTTCCAAAGTTACGCCTCGTGGGTGGCACGTCATCTAGCCCTAAGATCTCCAACAAAACCCAAGATTCCTTGGTGTTTGAAGATCAGCTAGGTTTTGATGACAGCTTGGTGGTATCTTCGTCATGGGAGATCCCGTGGACGGCAAACTTACTGGCTGATGACGACGCCTATCGACGCATCTATTTCGCCGCCACACACGGTACGTCAGGACGGGAAGTGTGGGTATGGCAGACAGATCCGCCTCCGACTGGCTTCACCACAGGCGACGGCTTGAAGGGTGCGTGTATCGTGACTGATTTCTCGAAAGATCTGAAGAGCGACGGTATGTATGATGCCGCCTAATCCAGGAATGGATTAGTGAACCGGGGTGAATTGCTGGAAACCTAAAGCGGTAACGCCAAGGCAATCAGCAGCCAAGCTAGGGATACATCCTTAGAAGGTTCAGAGACTACCTGAGAGGTTCAGACCTCTTAATAACAGGCTAGAGTGCCCCGCATCCAGAACGGATGAAGATATAGTCCAACCCTGCCGGAAACGGAGGAGTAAGTTGATCCTTACATTTCAGACAACTTTCCGAGGAAATGGGTCACCTACGATCACCCGCTATTTGTAATTCGTAGGACAAAAGCTAGGCAATTGAATCTGCCTAGCTTTTGTTTATTTGCCCTTCAATTTTTCGTAGTCTTGAGGTGTGTCAAAGTTGCTGACAAAGAAACCGCACAATCGGAGGAGTTGAGCGGAAATGCGATCGTGCGGCTACGCTAGACATTCCTACGGGGTGGGAATCTCTAAGGCGTTGTTGAGCGAGAGAAACGCTATGCTGCCTTTTAAAGTTGCACCCACCAAGAAATACGAAACCGTTGATGTTGGCAACGAAGAAATCGGAATTTTAGCGATCGAGAAGTACGAAAATCTCACCCAGGTTGAACGACGCTTTGTTAAAGAACAGAATCTATATAACTACAGCTTTGAGCTTGCCACCCTTGCCAAGCGGGTTTCTCGCGAAACAGGTGCTCATTTTGCCTATGTCAACGATCGAATCAATGCCTATCTCTTCGGTGGCGTGATCGAAAATGACACCGTGACGGTAGATGGCAAGCAAGGTAAGGTCATCAAGGTTGAGACTGTTGGTGGAGCTGAATCTGTCACGGTGTCGTTTGATAGCAATGTAGAAGTCACGACCCCGATCGAGGGTATTGAACTGGTTAGCCCGGATTGGTACGCAGACTACTACAGCGATATCAATGCTCTCACCACGGCATATATTGAGTCTCTGCCCATGCAGAACTATGTCTATGCCTGCGCCATTATCCGGTTCCGCCTTGACCCAAGCTGGACATTAGAGCAAACGCTGAATCCAGACGAGATCGACTACGAATTGGTGTGCGCGATCGCTAACTTTGCCTACCAGGAAAAGAATGGCTGGGCAAAGGCAGAACCCAAGCAACCTTCTACCGATGAAGAGTTGGGAAAATCCTCGACGGCGAGCAAGAACCCGACTGGGAAGGAATCTACTGGCGACTCCAACGCTACTGGGGACATGATCCCCGATTCAACCACAGAAACTTTGCCTTCCAGCCCATCAGCTTAATTTTTCAAGCCCTAGAGTGGGGAGCAAAGCTGCACCATGAAGAGTTACATCTGCATGAACTCGGCATCGCCACCCTCTCTAGTTTGTTTGTTAATGCCAATCGCGGCAAAGACAGTGAGGCGGCAAAACCGTCTGATTTTTATTACTTTCAATCTGCCAGTGGGGAATCGGTTTCGATTCCGGCTGCGGCGTGTGATGCCTTCTTTAGTTGTGTGCGCGATGGCTTGATGCCTGCGTGGTCAGTGCCCCTGTGCCCGATCGATAGGCTCCAATCGAGTCGAGCAAATGGCAAAGTCCCCCGTCCGCGTGTGTGGGTTGGGGATGGCGTTGTGCTGTTGCTCCCTCGCGTTGAGGGTAAACAGGTGCTTGCTCCGTTTGCTGTGATTGAGGGGGCAGAGGGCATTGTGGATGTGAAAGACCCGGATAGTGAAACCTGGTTCGCGATCGAGGTTCCGGGTGAGGATTGCTGGATGTTGGATGCTGAGTTTGCATTGGTTGAGTCGAAAATCATTCTGCTTTGATGGGTTTTGTGTATGATGTTGGCGGGCGTTTTATGCCGAGTAACTTAGCCCTTCTCAAATTGGCTCGGTTGACAATCGGAAGAATGAAGCGATCGAGGCTCTGACGTTAAGGAGCACAGAATTCCCGTTGAGCCGTGTCTTTGCCTGTGTTGCAGGATTTGCGACCAAAGATGTAGGGATTGTGCGAAGCACGTTAACGGCTCCCTCACTAGCGCAACGTGTGAGGACTATACAGATCAGGCAAGAAGCGATCGTTGCTAGTCGGCTTGCAGCAACAGAACCTCTATCCATTGGGTAGGGGTTTTGTGTTGAGTAGGAAATCTGCGATCGTCGTTTCACACGATCGTAATGACTCAATTAATTGACTGGAATAACCCCTCTGCCTCAGTTAGCCAACATTTCACCGTGGCAGAAGTCACTCAAAATGACGATCGCCGCATCCCTGCGGTTGGCTCGGATGAAGAGGCTGCCATCCTCAAACTGGCAGCGGAATTAGACAAAATTCGAGAGGCATGGGGTAGTGCGATCGGGGTTACGTCCTGGTATCGCCCCTATGCCTTAAATCTCGAAGTGGGTGGTGTGTCGAACTCGCAGCACATCTATGGTTCTGCGGCTGATATCTACACGATGGACGATCGGAATGAGGAGTTTGAAGCCTTTCTAGACAAAAACTGGGGCGGTGGCTTGGGCTATGGCATTGCCAGTGGACGCGGATTTACCCACTGCGATTTGCGTGGAGGTGGGTTTAAATCTGGCGATGGATCGATTCGCTGGATGTACTAGACAAAACAACCCCTCCTCGACAGTGAGAGAAGGGGCATATATTCAGGGTGCATCTACCAGCCCACCATTCTAATTGCTCATAGGAACCCTACCTCAGAAATTTGGGCTAGGGCATGACTGAGATTGCTGGGACTTTGGGGATTGAGCTGGTTTTACTCAGAGACGGGTTCAAACGTGACCTACAAGCGCTGCAATCGCTCAAGGGCGGACAGATTGCCCTACAAGCTGTTTTAGATACACGGCTGCTAAGGCAACAAATCAACAATCTCTCCCAACTTAAGCCCACGATTCAAGCTCAAGTTGCCATTACCAACCTGAATCAGGTTGAATCGCAGCTTAAAACGCTAACCCGCGATCGACGAATCAGAGTTGGGATTGAGCTTGACGGTGCAGGACTCGATCGATTAGAAGCGCGATTAGGTCAACTAGGCAATAGATCTGTCAGGGTTGGCATTGCGGTTGATGACAGCGCGATTGATCGGCTCAATGGCAAGTTAAATGCACTGAGCGATCGTGTGGTTCGCGTTGGCGTAGCGATCGATGAATCAGGATTAACTAATCTAGAGAAACGCTTAGGGCAGTTCAGCAACAAGTCGTTTAGGGTGACGGCTCAGGTTGATGACAGGCAGTTAACCGCCCTCAATAAGCACCTTGACCTCAAACAAAAGCACTTCACCCAAGTCAACAACTATTTCAAATCATCCCCACTCACGCCACGAGTTGATTTCTCTGGATTAGATGCCCTCGATCGACGGCTGAATGACTTTAAGAATCGCTCGATCGATATCAAGGCGAATATTGCCGATGTTCGGCAGTCGATCTCCCAGCTCAAGCAAGAACTATCGGGAATTGAAATTCCGGTCACGGTTCGCACTGCCAACGGAGTGGCGTCATCCGCAACACAAACAATCTCACCCAAGATCGACTCATCCAGCATTGAATCTGCCATTACAAAGGCTCTAGATAATTCGTTTAAGGGCTTTGAGAAGAATCTAGAGGGAGCTTTCAAGAAAGTTGGCAAGGGCAACATTCTGGGCGGGTTGGGCGATATTCTCACCGCTCCCTTGAAACTTGCCACGGGTGCGATCGGAAGTGTCTTTTCGGGCGTTGGCTTAGGCGTTGGGCAGCAAATCAGCAAAGATTTAGGCAAGGGCATTTCTGAAGGAATTGACGCCCAACTAGCTCCCATCATTGGCAGTTTCCGGCTCGTGGGGCGTGAACTGGCATCGAGTCTCGTTAAAGAGTTGGTTGATAGCTTAGGGCAAGATGCAACCCTAGTTCAAGGCGTTATTCAAGATCTAGTAGGCAAGGATAACATTCTCGTTGAATCGGGGGCAGTCAGATCTCGCCAAAAGCAGCAGCAGCAAAAAAACACTGTTGAAGCTACTCGATTCTTTCAGAATGAGGCGGAAAGCGCCAACGTAAGCCAGCTCCAAGCCGAACGACAGAAGTTAGGGGGGCAATTTGCCGCCGTTCAAGAATTAAAAGCAAACACGGCTCAAAAAACTGAGGCAGCCGCCAATAAATTAGGGGCGGGCAAGGTTAAACAAAACATTGAGCAGGCATCAGCTCAACTTAAGCAGAATCAGGAAACCGCCGCCACTCTCAATAAACAAATCAATTCAGAGATCGGTGGCATTGAATCTGCCCGCAAATCACTCAGCCAACTAAAATCGAGCGGCACCGCCGATGCTTCTCAAATTGCTGAGGTTGAGAGTGGTATCGCCCAAAAAACCGCAAAATTATCACAACTGCAATCTGAGCTAGGGACTACCACGAGCAGTAGCAAGCAGATTGCCGAGCGGATCACTCGCTTAACTGACTCCCTAGCTGAAATTAATCGAACCGCTGAATCCTACTTTAGAGAAGAAGTTGAGCGGATCACCGAGATTGAGGATAAGCTGAGCGTTGCTCAACGTAAGTTAGAGCAAAAGCTACAGCCGTTTGAGGCAATTGAATCTTTAGGCAAAATTCGCACGCCCGAATCGATCGGGGCAGAGGTTCAAGCTCGGAAACAGAACATTTCAGGGCTGCAAGGTAAGCAGTCACAGCTTAGAGCTAGTGCAAAAGTAGATTCTACAGCGATCGACGAGCTGAGGCAGGCAAGGAATCAGGAATTACAAGTCCCTGATGCTCTGCAAGATAAAGATAAGATCCAATCGATCGAACGTCGAATCATTCAGATTCAAGAGCGGCAAGCGAAACGCAAGGCACTATATAACGACATTGGCAAAGCGATCGCTCAAGAGGAAACGCAACTTAGATCGCTCGATGCTCAAAGTGCTCAGCCTATTGCAGTACAGGCAAGAGCGTCGGGGCTAAATGCCTCTCTCTCGCAACTCGCACAAGATGAAGCTGAATTAAATCGGCTCGCTCAAGAGGCACTAGCGAAAGGAGATGAGGCGCGGGCGCGGCGACTCTTAGCGGGTAAAAAGCAGGCTCAAGAGGATCAGCAGGCTCTCCGCTCTAAGTTGGCATTACTAGGAGTTGCCCCCGCTGAAGTTAAAAAAACCGCTGCCAAGCCTGCTGAGACTCGCCCAGCAGATCAATCTAAAGCCTTGCCCGCGTCGCTTCAAAGCATCTTAGAAGAAACCGCCGCCCTTTCTGGTGTTGAGATTCCCAAAGGCAAAGCCCCCCGCTTAGTCGTTTCAGACAGCATCCAGGGCACAGGTCAATACGACAGCGATACCAATACCGTTGCCGTTAGCTCTCAAGTCGCTAAACAAGCGTTTCAGGGCAAATTGACCGAGGACATGGTAGAAACCTTTGTCCACGAGTTTCGCCATGCGGTTCAGAGTGCATTTGGGCAGATTGATGCACTGACTCAAGGATCAGCAACGCCACTACTTCAGCCAACCGCCGAAGAGTTAGCCAATGCCCCGATCGTGCGGGGGCGAACATTAGCCCAACGGATTGAGGGATCAGCTGCCAATGTTGCAGAGCGTAACCCCAACGTCAGCCGCGATCGGACTGAGAAACCGGCTCGATTATTAGAGGCAGATGCCTATACTTTCGCTGCTCGCAATACCTCACAAGTGTTTCAGAAGGTCGGGAAAGACGCTGCGATCGCTGACACGCTGCAACTCAGTGGCATTGGCGGACAGAAGATTCGAGACGCCTATAAGTCGCTGCAATCGGTGGTGGGTGAGGTTGGATCAACGGCAAAAGCAGCAGGGCTGAATATCGCCAAGGAATTAAACCAAGAAGTTGCAGATATTGCTCAAATTGGGGGTAGGCTCAAGCCGCTGATTGCGAAGTTAGGGGAGCTGGATGTTCTCCCAGCGGATGAGATTCGCCAAGTTCAGCAGCAGTTTGAAGTCGAACTTGCAGAGATTGAACAAGCAAAATCGCGGTTGAGAGGTGTTCTCGCAAATGCTCAGCAAGACCGAGCCATCGACGTTGCGGTTCAGAATCCGTTAGACTCAACCGTTGATCCCGAGGCGCTGCAAGGGTTTATCGAAAGAAAGATTGCCGCATCATCTCAAGGTGCTGTTAATCCTAAATATCAGATTGCTGATCCATTCGAGCCACCCAAATCGCTGCAAAAACGGGCACAGGAATTCGGACAGTCTGCATCTAATGCGGCGGGCAAGGCTAAGAACTTTATTTTCAACCCCGATCGTGAGGTGACGATCGATGTAGACAAACTGAGTAATTTTGCTCAGAAAGCTGGCGGCGTGGCTCGGGGCGGGATTGAGACGGGCAAAAATGTCGCCAGTGCTGTGCAGTCCGTAGCCACCTCTCAGCCCGTGCAAGCAGTGCTCGGGGCTACGGGCGGGGCTGTGAAGGCGCTCGGGGCAGTTGCTAAAACTAGCTATCAGCTTGCATCGGGTCTGGAATCGATCGCGCTGGATATGATCCCGCTCGGTCGGACCATCAAGGGGGTCACGAAGCAGCTCGTGATTCCGGCTGCTGGGTTTGCGGCTGCGACTCATCTTCTCCCAGGTGGGGCGATTGCTGCTGAAGGGTTGAGCCACCTGGTTGGTGGGGCAATTACACCGCTAACTCAGGCAGCAGGCGGAGCGGCATCGGCATCAGCATCAAGTCTGATTGCTCAAGCCATCCCTCAAACGGCAACGCTGTTTGGGCATACCGTTCCGAATGTACTTGCGCCTGCAGCTGCTCCCATTACAAGCGCTGTCACGGGAGCCATTCAGGGCTTAAGTGCTTCCGTTGGAGAAATGGCAGTGCAAGCGGGCACGGTGATTCTCGGTGGCAAGTTGCTTCAGGGCACAGTGGGCAAGGCAGGAGAAGCAGCACTCAAGTCTGCACTGCCTCAAGAATCAAACACAAGAGCTTTACCTGCTGCATCTACTCGTGCATTGCCCCCAGTCAGAGAGAAGTCTGGAACCGTCGCGGTTACTGCTAATGCCGTTTCTCCTCAAGTTGAGATTGCCCCCACCTTTGAGCAGTTCACTAAGCCTCAGTTACTGGCTGCCACACGCAAGTTAGGCATTCAGGGAACCAATACCAAGACTTCTAAGGATGACCTGGTTGAACGGTTGAAAGGATTTCGCAATCAGTCCCAAGTCGATCAAGTTCTCACGCAGGTTCAGTCTGAAATTGGCAGAGATGGAAAACCGATCGCTGGGTTTAATCCGGCTGCTGAAAAAGCCGCATTAAAGCAGTTTCAGAAGGCTGAGAAAGACCTCCATCGCAAGCTAGAGCAACTTGCCAAAGCATCTGGGAAAAAGCGAGAAACGCTACTGAACGAAATTCTTTCAGGGATTGATGAGCAAACAGCCGCGATCGATGCGGCGAAAGCTCAAAACTTCTCTGGTGAAACGGTTAAACAACTCTCTGGCATTCAAGGGCGCTTACGCAATGCAGGCAATAACAATCCTGCATTAGTGGATGCTCGAAACGAACGGATTACCACAATTCGCAGTGCGGCGGTGGATTCGCAGAATGCCCGGATTCGGGGACTCGCTAGAGTTGCCATTGAAGAAGCGGAACCTGCCACAGCAACACTCGGCACAACGCTGAAAGAAGGATTTCGCAAACTCACCAACTTTGCGGCAAAGCAATTTGAGGTACAGCCCCAACCGACAATTAAGGGGACATTGGGCGCGATCGCCAAGTCACCCAAGGCGCGAGATTTAGCCACTGATCTAGCAGTCAATGGAGCCGGATTTGCTGCCTCACAGCTAGGTAGTCAGTTCGGCATTTTGCCAGAGCTAACGGGCGATCTGGGGGGTGCATTAATTGCTCGTCAACTCATCTCTCGTGGTAGACCCAGCGCGAAAGATTTGACGGGTGATTTGGCAGGGTTCGCGATCGGTAACACAACTGCCAAGATTGCCAATGCAGGACTCGATGCCCTCTCAGGTGTGGTTCCCGGCGCTGGTCTGCTGAGGGCACTACCGTTTAAGGGTGCGATCGCGGCATCACTCACGGTTCCCAAAGTCACCAAAGCCGCAGAACAGTTTCAGCAATCCCCAATTGAGGGACTTGCTAGGGCGCAAACGCCCACAGGCTTTACAGGGCTAGTTGATAAATTTAGATCTCTGCTGCCCAATAATGAGCGCAAACTTGCCCAAATTCAGCGCAATTATGAATCGATTTATCGGGAGATTGCAGCAGTATCAGGGGCAGCATTCGATCCTGCCAACATTCCCAAACTCTCGATCGATAACAAGCGACTGAAGCAGCTCGGAGCGCAAGCCTATTTCGAGATTGAGCAGAATTTAATCACTATAGATCGAGAGATTGCCAATGCTCTTGCTAAACCTGCAAACGAGCTGAGCAAGTACACCGATAAGCTCACGGGGTTGATCCACGAGGGTAGACACAGCATTCAACTCGACGGCGGACGCCTCAGCATTGATCAGGCAGCAGCATCGGGGCAGCTCGCCAATGGTGACAAACTCAGCATTGATCAACGGGCACAGGTTGAAAAATCAGTCGATGTTGCCCGCAAGCAAGGGGCAAGTGCTCAGCAGCTCGAATCGGTGAGGAAACTTGAAACCGATGCCTACGCCTTTGAAGGTAACGCGGGGCAGATTGTTTCTAAGGCATCTCGTCCTGATCCATTGCAAGCGGCACGTCTTGAGGCTGAGCTTGCATCGAGAAGCATTGGGTCAGGTGCAACAATTCAAGGGTTGACTAGCGATCGGGATATTGCGATCGTGGGTCGGGCGCAGAGCAATGCTGAGAAGTTCGATCAAAAAGCAGCCCGAATTCAGCGTAGTCAGGACAAAGTATTTGCCAAGCAGGTTGATCCGCTTCAGGGCGGTGGTGAGGATGCAGCATCACGGCTCAAGGGCACGATCGCGAAGGAAGCGGGCGACTATGCTAAGGCGGCGAATGAAAGCCTCAAGGCACTTGGCGTCAATCTTCCAGGCATTGGTAAAGCGTTGTCAGGATTGTTCTCAGGTGGAGCATCTGATGGCTTTAGCAAGATCAATGGTGGCTTAAAGTTCCTCGCTCAGAATGCAGCGATCGCGATTAAGGGATTTGTCGCGTTCCAGGTTCTATCTACTGTTGTGCCTGCTATTCAGCAGTTTGCAACCGAATCAGTTAACGCAGCAATCAAGTTAGATAACCTTAAGACCGCCCTCAGTTTTGGCTCAGGTGGGGCGAGCAATGCTGTCAAAGATTTAGCATTCGTTCGAGGCGAGGCAACACGGTTAGGGGTGCCGCTGTCTTCCCTGCAAGATGGATTCGTGAAGCTCTCGGCGTCTACCAAGGGCACCTCAAGTGCTGGGCAAACCACGAAAGATTTGATTACGGGGTTAGCTCAGGCGTCTACCACCTTGGGGTTGAGTGCTGAAGAGTCGGGCGGAGCAATTCTGGCGTTGTCTCAAATCGCCAGCAAGGGTTCCGTCCAAGCCGAAGAATTGCGGGGTCAGCTCGGTGAGCGAATTCCAGGGGCTTTTGGCATTGCGGCTAGAGCGATGGGTGTTACCGAGGGGCAATTAAATAAGCTCTTAGAAACGGGTTCAGTCACGGCGGATGAGTTTTTGCCGAAGCTCGGAAGGCAGTTGCAGATCGAATTTGCGGGTAGCGCCGAATCTGCCTCAAAGAACGTTCAATCGTCCTTTTATCGGCTGGGCAATTCGTTTCAGCAGTTACAGGAAAAGACTGGAAAGGTGTTTACACCGAATACCTTTGCAGTTGATGGGGCGGCAAAAGGGATTGATGCTCTTGGTAATAGCCTAGGCGTTGTCATTCCTTCCGTCATCACGTTTGGCTTAGTGTTGGGCGTTCCGCTTCTAGCTCCATTGTTTGAAGCCGTGACGGGCATGGGTAGAGCGAAGATAGCATTGGATGCTTTGGGGAAAGGCTTTAACGCAGTTAAAGGCAATATTGGCAGTCTTGCGCTAAAAGCCGGAATTTCGACGATCGCAACTCTTGGTGCAATCGAAGCGGGTCGAACGATCGGGGAAGTTTTCAGCCTGGACGAGGAAGGCAAGCAGTTTGAGGATCTTGGAAATAAAGGGCAGCAGAATCTAGAGCGGATTGCAGAAGCGGCGAAACGGGCGAAGGGTGAAATCGATAAGGTTTCTGAGCCGAAGAAGTCCACGTCTAAAGGCTTTGATTTTACCCTCGGCTTAGCAAGCGCTACAGGGCTAGATCAAACGGGTTTTTCGCTCAAATCTGACGATCTGATCAAGCTTAACAACAAGTCTTCGATCTCTGGATTTATTCCAGGCTTCAAACCATTTGCAGATTTCGCTGGAAGATTCAGCGATCCAATTGCGCAGATTTCATCACGACTCACAGGAGGACGGTTTGAATTCAGACCTGGAACCACTGTTGAAGAATTGCAGCAACAGCGTGACCAAATCAGTTTCAACCGCTTTCTTGACCAAGGAAACAATTTAGCCCAGCAAGCGTTTAGCGGTCAGATTGATGTCACGGGCAAAGATGGCAAGCGTCAGCAAGTCGATATTGGCACGTCGCTGAAAGACCTTAAGGCAACTGACGATCGTATTCAACAACTTCGCAACGAACGAGGTCAAGTTGCCTCACAACCCAAGGCAGATAAGGTTCGTGTCGGGAGGATTGATGATGAGATTCAGAGGCTTACGACGGAACGGGCACAAAAAGCATCTCCGCTATTAGAACTGCAAGCCTCAATTCAATCAAAAATTAGCGACGATCAAAACCTACTGAAAGATGACAAGCTGTCAGGATCTAGAAAAGATTCGGTAAGAAGCGAAATTCAGGGCTTGGAGAACGCTCAAGCATTGTTGAATCGCCTGCAAAATCGCTTTGAAACTGCTGCTGATACGGTTTCAGATTTTAAGGCGGCACTCAACGCTATGAACGTGGAGCTAGAGCAGGCGAAGCGAAACGCAGACCTAAAGTTCAGTATTGATACCACGGGTGATATCAAAGCTCAAATAGAGAACTTCGGTAGCGACATCAACGCAAGTATCAAGGCTCCAGTTCAAGCCGCAATTCGAGAGGCAGAGAGATCTCAAGCTCAACTAGAAGATAGTCGTGCGGCAATTGAAAGGGCTGAGAAGAAGGCTCAAAAGCCAGGTGTTAAGTCGGCTTTAGACAATATTCGCACCTCAACAGGTCAGTCGATTTCGCTTGATTCAAGCGTTAAAGAGTTGGAGGATGCGAAAGCGGCGTCTGGTCAGGACGAAGCTAAGAAAAAGCTGATTGATGAATTAATCGATCGGAAGCGGGCACTCGATCAAGAATCTGAGCTAGAGCAAAAAGCTTCAACAGATCGACTTAATGTTCGTAAGGCTGAAGAACAGGCGAAACTGGCTTTGATTCAAAAAGCTTCAGCAGAGCGTGAGTCGCAGATTAAACGTGACTCCAACACAGCCCAAATTGGGTTGCTTCAGAAACAAAAAGCTGGAAACACCTATGAATCTGATATCCAGGTTGAGAATGCGAAGCAGACGCTCTCGAAAGGTCAAGCTGAACTGGACAGCACCAAGCAACAGTTAGATGCGATCGAGTCTGCCTACGCTGCCAATCAAATTTCTGCTGAAGAGTATGAGAAGCAACGCAGGGAAATCGGCGACCGCATCAGCGATCAGGAAGTTCAAAATGCTCAGAATGAGGTTGCCTTAGTCAAAGCAACCGAGCAGGCGAAATTATCTGAACTCGATCGGGCGGCTCGTAAGCGTGAAGCCTCTATCAAACAAAATGACTCACGGGCTACCGCATCACTTGTCGGAGACAAAACGAACGGTTTAGTTTCCGACGATGTATTCTCAATTGCCCAAGCCAAAAACTCACTCACCACGACTAATGCCCAACAGTCCAACGTTCAAGCCCAGTTAGACGAGATTGAGCAGGCTTACGCCCGTGGGATTGTCAAAAAAGAGGAATACGAAAAACGATCGCAGGATTTGACCAATAGCCTTGCTGATTTATCTGTGCAGAAAGCGCAGAACGAACTCGCTCTGAGAGAAGCGATCGACAAAAAAGCGATTGAATCTCAGAAGCGGTTGTTAACGGGCACTGGGTTGGATCAGGGGTTGCTTGGGAACCAAGGGCAAGCTGCCCTGATTGGTATCGATTTAGCGGTGTCTCAGAAGCGACTGGGCAAGCAAGAAACCGAAGCAAGTAGTCTTCAGCAGCAGTTAACCGAAGCGAGCGGGGCGGTGAATGCAGGCGGAGATATCTTTGCTCAATTTGATAATGCCAAGAAGGTTGGTAGCGCGAAGGAGATTGAAGAGAGGCTGAACCGTATCACCGCCAGTTCTAGCGAGGAACGGACTAAGATTCGGGAGCTGGAACTGCAACGGGATCTTAAACTGATTCAAGCTCGTGCTGAAGCCGAGGAGCGAGAACTAGATCGAAAGAAATCGGCTTTGGATTCTGAATTGAAGTTGAGCCAAGCGATCGCGGATTCTCGCCAGAGTCAATTGAAAATTGGTATCGATCGTAACGGCGAATCGGTTGACGCCTTCAAACAGCTTCAGGGTAAAAATGCCGGATATCAACTGAGTAAAGTTCTGAAGGATCAGTTGACTGAAGCAGGCTTTAATACCTCAAATACCCAACAAGGGGTGATTGACGCTCTGCAAAACAAACAGGCACTGGAGGCTGAAGCTGACAGAGAAAAAGTAGCGGCGTTGTTGCAGCAACAGGCTCTAGAGCGAGAATCAGTGAAGCTGGGTTTACAGAAAGAGCAAATTAGCGCTCGGACTGCATTAAATGAAGCGAAGCGAGTCAAGGCACTGGCGAAACTGAATCTTGCTGAGGCTCAAGGGGGACTGGCTAAGGCGCGGCGTTCTGGCAACGCAGACGAGATTCAATCGGCTCAAGAGCAGCTTAAATTTGCTCAAGAGGCAGTGGGACTGGCAGGGGAGAATAAGGGGTTAGCTGAACTCAACGTGCAGTCCGTTGACAAGCGGGTTCAGAATGAGCTTGCAGCAAGCGATTTTAGACAGGCACAGCAGCGCTCTGAACTGGATGCTCAGAATCAAGCTGCTTACCGGGCACGTCGCCGTGAAGCTGCTTCGACTGCCGACGAAGTTAAATTTACAGGTCAGCTTAATTTCGCTAACGTCGCACCAAGCGCTGTTCTGCAAGCTCCTGAAACGACTGGGCTACCGTCCATTGTTCCGACCGTGACGCCCAACACGAATCAGGTAAGCCAAACAGTCAGCACAGCGGCTTCAACGACAAACAATGCCGATGTAGTCGCCAAGTTGGAACAACTGTATACCGGGATCATTGAGTTGGCGAATAAGCCTCGTTCTCTCACCTTCAACACAGCTCAACCTGTGGACGATTATGCGAAATTCATGAATGATGCCGCAGGCTCTAGCTTGCGTTCTCAGTAAGTCAGGAGTTCCAGACTACTGATGACTGAATGAGTGCCAAAATTTTACAATAGGGGTGTATAAGTAGAACGGTTTGCCTAGAGTAACCATGTCAATTGAGTTTCGGTTTCATCCAGAAAAAGCTGTTGAAGCCGCAGCGACACTTCTAAAGCTGCATGGTAAGCCTATGAAATATCTAGGCTTACTTAAGATGCTTTACATTGCTGACCGAATTGCATTAGAACGCATAGAGCAACCAATTACAGGTGATCACTACGTATCAATGAAGTATGGTCCTGTTCTTAGCGGTGTCTATGACCTGATCAAGGGGAAGCCGGTTGATAATGCCTTGCCTCTCTGGTCTAAATTCATTTCTCATCGTCACAATAATTACGTTCGTCTACTGAATGATCCAGGCAACGAAGAACTCTGTGAAGAGGAGGAAGAAATTCTTCGGGGGGTTTACAAAATCTTTGGTCATATTAACCCTTTTACTGTTGCCGATTGGACTCACGGTCTTCCAGAGTGGGAAGACCCTGGTAAGTCTATGAACCCAATTGCAGTAGAAGACGTTCTCAAGAACTTGGGTAAAAGTGACGAGGAAATTGAGGAAATTGAGCAAGAAGCCCTACGAGAAGCGTATTTAGATAAAGTTTTGCATGTCTAGCATCACCATTAATTTGGGGGATGCTTTTCTGATAGATACACCTCCCACTGGCGAACATCTCTATATCGCCATTGCCCAAACTTCTGCAAGCAACTACCTGTTTGTCAATGTAACTACTCGGAGAAATAATTCCGAAACTTCTTGCATTCTTCAACCGGGTCCAGATGTGCCCTGTTTTATTACTCGTGAGTCTGTCATCGCCTACCAATTTGCTCGCGATATGGACGCTGCCCAATTAGCCTCATTGATTACTGTTGGCAGTCCTATTCCAAAAGGGCGTTGTTCGATGGCTGTTCTTGCACAGATTCAGCAGGGTGGTCTAGCCTCCAAACGCTTAACGAACAAGCACAAGACAGCTCTTAAATCCTTCTTAGGGGTTTGATTTCAGCGCTAAACACCGCAGACCCTTCTTTCCGCTCTCAGTAGGAATTCTGGGGCAGTTTGAGCGCTGCCCTGTATGACCCGCACTTTAGTCCTCAAGCTCGTTGCAGCGCGCCGTTCAGTTTAATTTGCGCTTGGGCAATGCCTTGGTCCTGTTAGTTTGCACGAACTTTGCCCCACTTTAGAGAGGAGTCCTTCATTTTTGACCTTATGCAGAAAGCTACTACCTATCTGAGGCGAATTCGCATTAGTTCCATCATCGGATACTTGTGTTGATGGGCACGTCGCCCGCTTTCAGACATGAAGTCTTTGTAGATTGTTTATCATAACCAGACTAGGCTGGTATCGAAGATGTATACTTTGAACGATTAAGTCATCAACGTAAAATTTTAAGCTTGATTTACAGGGGTTGGAGGGAGGTTTGATTGAGTATTAATCAAGCAGCAATTGATGAAGTGTTTCCAAGCAACCCACTTCGAGATGTTACCTTTGAAGTTCGCTTTCCGTTCAGCTTGCGGGTAAACGGAGCAATTTACGACATTCAGTCGGAGCTTGAGAGTGACTACCCAGTGGTTAGCCGGAAAATGCTAGAAACCGACGAAGATGACTCTAAAAATCTTTACATCTTCACAAATCGAGAAGCAAGCCAACAAGTTATTGTCAGTGAGGACTACCTCACAATTTCTTTCAACTATTACAAAAGCTTTGAGTACTTCCTTCAAGAGATACTGAAATGTACTAAGTTAGTTTTTCACTCTTCTTCGATTAAGGCGTTGACGAGGATTGGGCTTCGATACGTTAACTATTTTAGCCACCCAGAAGCAGTCGATGATGCAGCATGGCTTAAGAAGATTGTCAAACCCTTGATCAGCTCTGAGCGGATACAGATGGCACAAACAAAAAGATTTGTGGCAGAAGCTTTATTTAAGAAGCCAAATTGCTTCTTGAGCAGTCGCACTGTCTACTATCAAGGAGATGAAACAGATGAAGATAAGGAGAGTTTTTACGTTCTAGATATTGATGCTTATACCGAGCAATGTGTAGCGTCTGAAGAACTAGAAGCAATACTGCATAAGCTTCATCACGAAATTCAGTTAGAGTTTCTGGCAAACATCACTGACGAGTATAAAAAAGAGATGCGAAGAAAGAGTAAGTAGATTATGGCTCGTAAAGAAAATCTTTTAGCTAAACCGAACGCTAGACAGATAGCTATTGAGCGAACAGGAGAAAGTTCAGTCGATGCGATTATTGAAGAAAAGCTGCATACGAAGCGAAGTGGGCGAGCGCCTATCCTGCTTCCAAAACTCCCCCTAGAACCGCTAAGCGGTTCTACGACTGATGCCGTTTCTAGAACTAGATTTTTTCAGCAGCTAGCAAAAAACTCGGCAAATTCAGATATAAATACTGAATTAACTAATTCAATTGCTGCGAGTCTTGGCAGGATTGAAGGCTACAGATTAAGGCGAACTGAAGATGAACAGCGTGAGCGAGATCAAAGACTACGTGCTTATCGCGAAGCTTTTCGCCAGGATGCTTGGAGAATTTACTGCTATCCCCCAGAAGCGCAATCGATAAACAAAAAAATGATTGCATTGATAGACGACGCCCTCGCAATGGCTATACAGGAACAATTGTCGCGTTCTGACACAGCCGCTATTGAATCAGTCGAAATCTTACGACTAATTCAGCGGCAACCGATGACTATGCAGAACATTGCGGATAGCTTCAAAGTCTCGATTGAAGATGTTTATCCACTTGTCGGAAAACTTCTTAGTCGCGGCTTTATTGACAAACTGGATGGAAATTTCTTACGAAAGCTCTTTCCATTCATTGGAGCTAATCGTCGTCGTGTAACTATAATGACAGATCCTAACACCCACTTTACATTGACGCTGAAGGGGTATTTCAAACTGAATCCTGTTATTACAATTAACAATTGATGTGCTGTTTGCGCTGATAAGTCTAATAAAGGATTGGGCACCCTGGGTTCTGCTTGCCTCGTTTCCATCAGTGCTCAATTTGGTAATTGCTGTTCAAGACCTGCAACGAGAAAGCAAACGATTACCTTTCTTTAACCCGTGCGCCTGTTGGGGTTTCTGGATTTTTTGCCTTGTGCAGCTACTGCTACCTGCAATTGCATTTTGGCTGTTCTTTTCAATTGACAAAAAGCCGTCAATCGACCTTGTACTTTATATTAAAGCTGGTCTGTTTGGTGTTGGCTTCAATGCCTTCGTTAATAACTCAGTACAAGTTGGACCGATTGGGTTTAATGTCAAGGCTTTCTATGATGTGTTTATCGGAATCGCGATTGAGATGATTCTGGCAAAAGAGGCGAGCCGCACCGCTATCTTCTGGGCAACGCTGACAAGTGAGTTTAGTAACAGTGATACCAAGTTTGAACCAGCGCTGGATTTTTTGACCCAATACGTTAAAACAAGTGCCGCTCTCGACAGCTCGTTAAAGAGCGATGCCCGTACTAGCATAATGCAGCAGCACGAAGAACTAATAAAGACTGCGAAAAGAAAGAAGTTAGCACCTCAGAAAGCTGATGCAATTGTCAATGCAATAAAGCAAATTATTAGGCGATGCGATTTGCCTCATGCCTTGCATGAATTTGGCTGCACACAAACTTTAGACAAATGCTTTAAGAAAAAACCTTAGTGTTCTTAAGGAGCAGTTTCAGAAAATGTCAAGACAACGCTTATGAATCCTCTGCCAACCCGCTCTTAGTCCTCCCAAACCAACTCTCGCCAGTTGGGAGGAATTAAGCCTTTTCTGAGTGCCTTGAAGACAAGTCCTTGATGACTTCGATCTGCTCTGAGTGTATGGCAGATCACGCACAGCGTTCTTAAGTTTTCATCGATATTCATTCCTCCTTTGCTTAAAGGTGTTTTGTGATCAATGTGGCAGTCGTTGAGATTGACGGGTGTGTTGCAGTGTTGGCACTGACCACGATCGCGGTCGTAGATGCGCTGTCTTGTCAGTTTCCAGATTTCTCTGGGTTGTCTTCTGTGTTTCCTTGCCATGCCTTGCCGTACCCTAACTGACCGCGCCGAGACCCACCGCGCCAAGACTCACCACACCTGACCAGACCTGACCCGGACGCACCAAGCCTAGTTGCGACTGATAGCCGCTTTAATATGAGTTCTGTATAATCCTTGCCTTGCCAGAACTCGCCTCACCGCACCTGAACACGCCTTGACCCGCCTTACCGAGCCGCACCATGCCTGATTGCGACTGATAGTCGCTTTAATATGAGTTCTGTATAATCCTTGCCTTGCCTTGCCAGAACTCACCGCGCCAGAACTTAACGCACCGCGACTCGCCGTACCGCGCCTTGCCACGCCAGACCGCGTGAACCTATGCCGCTTTCTTTAGCTGTAGTTCAGCCACATCAAACGACACAAGTTCAAACCTACCATAGCCAACGGAACGCCCGTCAGCGATGCCCGTAAATCGACCCGCATCAATGACAGCAGCTTCCATCTCACCGCGAGAGACGATCGTTTTATCCCACTGAATATGAAAGCTGGCTGTCCATCCAGACGATGCGCCGATACGATAGCGGAGATTTCTTGCCCGTGTGCTTGGGTTTCTTACGCCCTGAACATCCAGAAACACAGGCAGTTCAGGATTTTGCTCAGGGATCTCTGGAACTCGCAACACCTCACCGTCGCGCTCAATGAAGATAAAATCTTCTTCAACTTGCAATGTTGCAGAAATGAACGGCTGCAATGTGCCACGTTTACGAGGGGTGTGTTTTGCTCCATCTCTAATGGCTGCAAACAAATAGCTCGACTTGACGTACAGCCTACGATCGCTAGTCATCAAAACGGTTTTCTTCCATTCTTCAGGATCGTGCCCTGCTACCCCTGTTTTCTCTTGCTTTTCCAGTGGTAGTGCATCGGGTCCGAAATGATGCCATAGCATGGCTCGAATGCCAGAAATTTGAATGTTAGCTCTGAGAATATTTGCCATGATGTCTCCTGAAATATTGTGTTTAACCCAACTGATACACGCAAATCTGCTCTGCCCTCTCTAGCCCCAGCTCTTGCAGAATGGAGTCTGCGATCCGATGAGGAAATTGAGTGAGGGAGAGTTCAACCTGATTTGCAAACACACCTAAAAAGCGAGATCGTCCAAAGGTGACAACTGCCTCCTCAATCAAGGCGTCCAGATTGCGAATGATAGGAATCAACAGATCGATCTCATCACCGCCACCCTGTAAACCGTCTTGAACGTAGCGGATTAGAGGAGCGGCTTCAGGAGGTAAACAGGAGTGTTTCAGAACTAACTCTGTGTCAATGAGATCAAGACAGTCTTTCGCGAGTTCTCTAGCCGCTGTTTCTGCCTGCTCTACGGTAGACACAGCGTATTCTTTGCCGTTGATGAGGAAGCACGTTAAGCCGTAGAAATCATCTTGAAGCTTTCGGATTTCCGTTCTAGTTGCTGTAGTTACCATGACTTGCCCTAGTTCCAGGATGGGGATGTAGCGATCTGGACAGTCACCCGTTTGGGTGACTGTCGTAAGGCTTTAAGCGATCGGGCGAACTTTCTTTAGGGCTAACTCAAACGCGCGGCGATTGTAGGCGTGTGTTGAATTGCTGTCTGTGCAATGAAACACAGCATCCTCTACCAAGGACTCGATCGAGAGTTCAAGCCAGGTAATGAGAGCTTTCTGGATATCCTCACGACGATATTCAGTTCCTTGCTCAAAGGCAAGATTCGACTGAATCACGAGGGCAGATTGAAAAAGTTGAGTCTGGATAGCGTCGTTGTCTAGGTAAAGGCTGAAAGTATCCGATTCAACAGACTGAACTTGTGGCTTAGATTCAAGAGTTGTTAACATTGTTATTGGTTCAATAAAGGACTTTCAAGAAAGGCACTGTCTCTGATTGGCGTTGGTGACAGTGCCTTTCTGTATTCAATCTAGCTAAAACGTACAACATTGTCAATAAGTAAATAATTGACAATCCGTACAACAATTAATATGATGACCACAAGTTGATAAAGTTTAAGAGGTCAAAAATGTACGGGATTCTTAGTCCGCCGATTAACGTGGTTCCTCTGTCCAAGCTTAGGCAAGGTCTTTCGCGCTATCGTCGTCAAGTTCAAGGCGGCGAGGTGGTTCCTGTGGACTACTACAAAGACCGTATAGGCTACTTAATTCCGCTTACCATTGCCGAAACGCTACAGTTCTCGTCAGAGCGGGAGTTGAGCCTAATTGAGTTCAGAGACGACCTTAATTCAGCTTGGGAGTCGATCGATTCTGGTACTGATTGCATTTGGTTGACTTACCACGGTGAGCGACGTATCGCCTTTGTGTCAACCAGGGTCTATCAGCCTGAAGAGGAGAGTACGGACAGCCAGCAATAAATTCCTAATCGCAAAGCTAGAGGTTTATTGCTGAATAAGGTATCAGAAGCAATTAATCAGTTGACAGGCTCATAAGTGAGAACGCAGAACGGATTAGAGGAGAACTCTTCTCGCTTAGACACAATTGGATGACTCTTGGCGGTCGGAGTGTCACCTACTGCTTGCTGAATCTGTCTTACCGACTCCATCACTTGAGCACCTTTTCGGTTGAAATTGTCCCAAGTTCGCTTATCCGACTCAAACAACTCATTCGAGTTCCAGACTTTAAACTTCCAGGTGTGGTCAACAGTTACCCCACCGATACTTTTTTCTTGAATCTTCACAGCTACGAGATGATACTTCGCTTCTGAATCTCGTCCGTCCGTCTTCGTTTCTTTTCCGATAACCTCCCACTTCTCCACTGCCTGCAAAGGCTGCTCTACTTTGGGGGACTCGTTCGCATGACATCCAAACTCTTTCTGCTTCTCGCTCTGCCCACTTTTCACAGTCTCCAGATATGCATTCACAACGCTCTCCGGACTTGACGCATTCTGACATCCGAACAGGGATGATACAACGATCGCGCACAGCGCAAATCGAACCAATTTCATTGTGTTTTCTCCAAGGGGTCGGCTTTAAAGTCCCCAAAAATCAAACAGCAATCGCTCTCCCCTTGGAAGTTAGAACGATCGCTGCTGTACCCCACCTACCGTTTTACCTAGAGGTGAAGCCTTATGGAATTCTCGCACGAGCGAGCCATCGCTCTAGTCCGCTCAACTGAAGATTTCCCGGTAGATTTTGATGACGCTTGGCAATGGATCGGCTACTCCACCAAGCAGATGGCTCGAAAGAAGCTAAACAACAATTTCGAGCACGGAGTAGACTTTTTAATCAAGGGATTAAAAAGCTCTCAGGGAGGACGATCTAGCGAACATATTGTTCTTACGATCGACTGCTTTAAGTCTCTTGGCATGATGGCAGGTACTCAGAAAGGGAAAGAGATTCGACACCACTTTCTAGACTGCGAACGTCAGCTTAAAGAAGTACTGTTATCGACCGCTCCCGACCCCATCGCCACAGCCTTCAGCATTGCAGATCACTTCCGGTCATTGCTTGCCAACGCAGGCATCGACCCCGCGATCGCCACTCTCATCGGCTTGAAATACATCGAGCGTCAGCTTCCCCAGCTAAAGCCAGAAGTTGAGGAGAGCCGCGAATTGATCGGCAAGCATCACGCCTCAGACAGTCACTATCTCACCCCAACTGAATTGGGACAGCAAACGGGCAAGAAAGCGAAAGACATCAACATCGCCCTAGAGCTTGCAGGATTTCAGGTCAAGAAATCAGACGGCAAGCACACTCGATGGGATCTGACCGACACAGGTAAGAACTACGGCAAAGTATTTCTCGCTGCTGCCCAAACAAGTCGCTGGTCAGGGGGGCAAGTGAAATGGAAGCCTGACGTATTGCAAATTCTAGGACTGGAGGTAAGCCATGTCTAATGTACCTGTAAATTCAAAGCTTCAGGCATTTGAGCAGAAACTAAAACAACTCATTGAGAATCCCGACCCCAAGCCCAAATACGAACTCTGGCAAATCGTTCGCTGGAAAATAGCTGATTACAAGGAGGAAGATCAAGGCAGAATTGCAGGCTTCTACTTCATATCGGTTGGAATTGCCTTTCAAGATGCCTCTGAGCCGGGTTGGTACTACCACATTGAGGACGGCTACTGTCATGCCATTGTCCACGAAGACAGCATTGTAGGAGCAGTATAAGGACGCTTGCTGCGTCTTCAGTTTTCATCCACTAACCATAGGTAAAAGCCATGACTTTAAGCGCCACTGTTTCAGCAGTAAAGCTACAAATTCCGATCGCCCGATCGTCCGATATCCCGGCTCCAAAATTCGCCTTTAATCAGCGTGTCCAGTGCAAACACGGCGAAGGCATCATTCGGGGACTGGAGTATATGAATCAAGAAACGGCTGACATTCACAACTTTGATGGCGTTGGCTGGTGGTACATCATTTTGCTCGATGAGGACAACCCAGCGTACCAACAGACCCCAACGGTGAACAGCGCTGAAGATGAGATCACATCATTGCAAACCCCCAAGAGTGACGTGAAAGCCTTTTATTTATGGCATCTCAGCCGCTCCTACCGGGGCTATGTCGTGGTTCCAATCCAAGAAGGCGATACCTATCGAGTGGGCGTTTTTAATCCGGTTGGAGACGCTTTAAACCTGCCGACAGAGCAGGTAGAGCGGACACAAAGGGTATGGCTTCAAGGGCAAGATGCCATTGACCAAGACATTGAGGCATCCACTTGGCACAGTGATCCGCGTCTGATTGCTCATCTCACCTCTGCTGCTTACATTCGGGGTCAACGTCGCTTCGATACCCTGAAATATGAACTACACAGCCTGATTGAGCGTTGCACGTTGCCAGAAGTGCTGGATCGGCTAGCGGAGTCGGTGTTTGAGCAATCTCGCTGTGAGAAAGATGAGCCGACAAAACGAGCCTGGATGAACCTGGAAATTCAGATCCAGAAGGCAACAGAAGTGGCACTGTTAGCGGTGAATCTCAAGGCTGAACAACGTCTGGATTTATGGGGGTAATTCAATAAATTCAGCTTGGGAACGTAGATCGTAAAGAAGGGTAGCTCTAGGGTTGCCCTTCTTTTGATCACATTCCTAACCTGTAATCAAATTATCAACCTAGTCGACTACACTAGTTGACATAGGGTTTCCGATTGCATTCGGAAGCAACGCTCTGGTCAAGCGGATTTATGTCTATCAACACCCGGAAAAAGCTGACTTTCGAGGAATATTTGTCCTATGATGACGGGACAGATAATCGCTATGAGTTGGTAGATGGGGAGTTAGTTGAGTTGCCACCGGAATCCGAGCCGAACAGCGCGATCGTAGACTACCTCTTTCTCAAGCTGGTAGAGATGGGAACTCCGTTTCGCCTGATTAAGCGCCACACTTGTGAAATTCAAGTTCCCGTTCTGCAATTGGGCGATGCTCAGAATCGATTCCCCGATTTAGTTGTGTTGAGACACGAGCATCTAGCTCTGACTCGAAAACGACTCACGATTAAGCTAGACATGCCTCCACCTCAGCTAGTGGTTGAAGTGGTAAGTCCAGGGCAAACCAACCGCGATCGAGACTATAAAAGCAAGCGTGAGCAGTATCAGCGCGTGGGGATTCCTGAGTATTGGATTATCGATCCCGAACATCAGGCGGTCACGGTCTTAAAGCTTGAAGTCAGCCAGTATATTGAAATTGGCAGTTTTAAGGGTAGCGATCCCATTATTTCCGAGGCTTTCCCTCAACTGATGCTGACGCCAGCAGAAATCTTTGCAGAGGCAGATTAATTACTCCTTAGTGCCTTCAGGGTAGTGAATTTGCCCACTCTCTTGCTGATTCAGGGGAGTCGATAGTCCTTCCTTCCTGAATCCATTCTTCGACTAGTTCCTCTATCCTATGCTTCTTGCCATATTCTCTGGCAATTTCGACGTACTGATTCACCGAGTCCCTGGTCATACGACTTTGAATTGAATATTCAACAGCATTTAAAACCTTCTGGCGATCTAAGTGCCGTTGAGGATATGAGTTTGTGGGCATAAAGCAACTCCTACTTCACAGTGTCCAACACTAACACTAAGTCCCTCTCAGTGAAGCGCCCGCTGCATCATTCATAAACTTAGCGTAGTGTACGAACCCACCGGGGTAAAGCATTGAGGTCGATCGATTCTTTCAAATACGCTTATACTACTGGCTTAAATCTTGATTCTTGGAGTTGTACAGTGCCTTTAGACGGACAAGTCAGACCTAGCGAGGATTTAGAGCGTCATCTACAAAGCTCAATTCCGCAAGTCCAACGGAAATTTCAAGCTCGTGCAACGGAGCTAAACCTGAAATACTGTGAGTTTGATGACTCGTCCCCAGTAGAGGTGGTTCGCAATTCTGTCCTGCCTGGGGGCATTCAATCCTTCACTGCAACGATCAAATTAAATGTCAGTACGTTCGATGGGAGCCAGCCGAATCGAGGCGTCGAGGAGATCGAGGACTGGTTCGACAATTTCCTTTGCGCTTGGCTCTCGTTGCGGAACGGTTTGAGTTCTCAATCGAGCTTGCCGGAATTGAGGAGAGAGCGGGAGTTAAAGCAGTGGAATCAGGTTCCCACTTGGACTGTTCAACTGCGACGGCAATTCGATTTGAGATCGCCCTAATCGGCGAAGCTGGCTGAGATTGAGCGTTCTGCCCGTAAGCGTGAGGCTCAAATTAAGCAGCAGGAATCACGGGCAACGGTTGGGCTAGTCAGTGACAAAACTCGCAAGTTAGTTTCTGATGATGAATTCTCGATCGCCCAAGCGAAAAACTCTCTCACCACCGATAACGCTCAGCAGTCCAATGTTCAAGCGCAGATTGATGAATTAGATACAGCATTTGCCCGTGGCATCGTCAAACGTGAGGAGTATGAAAAGCGCAGTCAAGATTTAGCCAATAGTCTTGCTGACTTGAACGTGAAGAAGGCTCAAGATGAACTGGCAATTCGAGAAGCGATCGATAAAAAAATACTGGAGTCTCGTAAACGGCTTATCACGGGCACTGGACTCGATCAGGGATTGCTTGGGAATCAAGGGCAAGCCGCATTGATTGGTGTTGACATCGGTGAATCGCAGAAACGGCTCTCTGCTCAATCGGCAGAATTAGGTAATTTACAGCAACAATTGCAAGCAAGTTCTGCTCCCATCGAGGGCGATATTTTTGCTCAGATTGGTGCAGGCGATCGGGTGGCTCAAGCGAAGGAGATTGAAGAACGGATCAACCGGATTACGGCGAGTTCTATTGAGGAACGGACTAAGAAGCGTGAACTCGAACTGCAACGGGATCTCAAGCTGATTGCAGCGCGGGGTGAAGCTGAGGAGCGAGAACTTGATCGCAGGAAGTCAGCACTAGACGCTGAATTGAAGCTATCCCAAGCTGTTGCGGATTCTCGCCAAAGCCAACTCAAGGTAGGTATCGATCGTAACGGAGAATCGGTTGATGCGTTTAAACAGCTTCAGAATAAGAACGCTGGATATCAACTGAGCAAGGTTCTGAAGGATCAGTTGACTGATGCGGGATTCAATACCTCCAATACTCAGCAGGGAGTGATTGACGCTCTGCAAAATAAACAGGCATTGGAGGCAGAAGCTGATAGAGAGAAGGTTGCGGCATTGTTGCAGCAACAGGCTCTAGAGCGTGAATCAGTCAAATTGGGCTTACAGAAGGAACAAATTTCAGCCCGTACCGCCCTCCTTGAAGCCAGGCAGGTTGAACTGCTTGCCAAGAAAAACTTGACTGAGGCTCAAGGGGGACTGGCTAAGGCGCGTCGCTCTGGCAACGCAGACGAGATTCAGTCTGCACAAGAGCAGCTTAAATTTGCTCAAGAGGCAGTGGGATTAGCGGGAGAGAATAAGGGACTGGCTGAACTCAATGTGCAGACGGTTGATAAGCGGGTTCGCACTGAACTACAGGCAGAGGACGTTAAGCAGGGTCAGCAGCGGTTTGAGCTGGATGCTCAGAACCAGGCGAATGGTAGAGGGCGTCGCCGTGAACTCGCCTCAACTGCCGATGATGTGAAGTTCACGGGGCAACTCAATTTTGCCAACGTCGCACCGAGTGCGGTTCTGCAAGCCCCTGAAACGACTGGGTTACCGTCAATTATCCCAACGGTTCAGCCGAATACCAATCAGGTCGATCGAACGGTGAACACGGCGGCATCAACGACGAATAACAGCGACGTGGTTGCCAAACTAGAGCAACTCTACAACGGCATTATTGAACTGGCGAATAAGCCACGGAGTCTGACCTTTAATACAGCTCAACCCGTAGATGACTACGCTAGGTTCATGAATGACGCAGCGGGGCAGTCGTTGAGGAGTAATTAGGTCGTACAAGTGCGAATATTCGCACTTGTACGATTATGCCGGATCAATCACAAGCAACCCCAACTCTTTTATCTTGTCTGGAACATTTTCCGCTTCCAGCCCGCAATAGTAGTACTGTCGATCGCGCAAATTCGCCAGATAAAAGCCGTCATGCCCCCCATTGAGGCGAAATAGCTGTGTTACGACATCCCACCTTGAGAGTCCAAAATTTGTCTCAAGGTCATCAACATTGCAATTTTCCCCATTCAGCCGATAAATGGCAGACGCACGATGAAAGAGCCACTTCCCGGACCTGCACTCAAAAAATCGATAGTGAAACGGAAGCGTAATCCTGCACATTGGTTATACTCCTATTCATACCAGGAAAGCCCCCAGGATTACTGAGGGCGTTCGCTAGCTAGGCGCTAGTTTTGGTTTTCGGGTTCATCGGGATCGTCTGGTTTAATCTCTTCAGGCATATCAACTTGATCCGTTGTGTTGCCCTTGAGATCCGTTTCGATCGCGATGTCTGGGTGAACCGGAGAAGGACGGATGATCGTAACTTCGTCAGGGTCAAGATCGTGTCCTTTTCCGTTCCCATTATTCGATTGAGTCGTTGGTCTCACCTCCTGATGAGGGGTAAATTTGTTTGCCCTCATGCGTCTATTATAACTCTATGTGTACATAGAGTGTCAAGACTTGGACGAATGTTTTTCAAGGTATTCTTTGACTGCCTGACGGATGTGATAGGAGCGATCGCCATCAAGCGCTTCGATCGCTTCAATATCAACCTTGTGAAGTCGTACAGAGACGGCTTTAGAGTTGCTTTGAGTCAACCCCGGTGCATCGGGTGCAGTCTTGGGCTGTAAATTCTGTTTGGTCTTTTCGAGGTTTTGCGGTCGCGCCATAGGAGAGAACTCAACTCATACCTAAATTTTAGTCTATGTGTACATAGGTTATCAATGGCGTCTTTCATGCATCTACAAAGTAGGAATTCTGGGTCAGTTTGAGCGCTGCTGCCCTATGACCCGCACTTTAGTTCTGTCGATCGACACCTTTAATCTCCCCCTCTCACGCTTTGCCCAGAATGGGTATGAGCGAATTTTGGGACCCACGGGAGAAACCGAATATTCGCTCTTTGGCAGTCCGATCGACGATGGCAATTTGTATGAAGCAAAGCACGTCTGGACGCTTCAAACCTACGTCTCGATTGAGCAGTGGCGCATTTTGTGGGCAATTTTCCAGCGCAGTGAGCGGCATCGGCGCAATCAACAAGACTATCGCATTCGCATCTCTGACTACGTTCTGCCCTACGTTGAGGACGCCACGACTCCTAGCCGATTAGTCGCAACCGATGGAGCCATCACCACGATCGACGGTGGGGGCATCGCCTATCCTGCGGTCTACTCGGTTCGGATGTTTGAGCCAAAGGCAGAAGAAATCGGCAACACGCAATACCGCTATCTCGCTCGGTTTGTGCTGAAAGAGTTAGACCGGGTGACCGCATGATTAATCTCTCAATTCGGAATTATCAAATTACGATCGCTGGACTCGACTGCACAGAGGGCTTGGTCAGCTTTCGAGGTAGCGATTCTAAGCTGGATCAATCTGGCTTAATCACCTTTTCGGGCGAGATTGTCTTGGGTAAACCCATCGGGTTTGAGAGTTTGGACGATCGACGCAACACGCGTTGGAGTCGAGGCAACGAAATTGATATCCAAATTGCGGATCAATCTGGCACGTTGCGCCCATCGCCTAGAGGCAGCAAATTATTTATTCTCGATAGCGCCTTCGACCTGAAGACGCGCAAACTCACCCTGAGAGTAGGTGATGTGTTTGCGCTACTCGACTTCAAAGAAGGTAAGGGGGATGTGTCGGGCATTTGCTTGGGAACCAGCGCATCACGCACAGACGTGATTAATCGGTTGCTCAATGCCGCTGGATGCCCTGCTATAGCGGCTTCTGATTCGATTCCAGGATTTCTCAATAGCCCCACCCCACGGCTGCTCGAAGGCAATTATTTACAGCAAGCAGGGGCGATCGCAGCCGCAGCGGGATATTTTCTCTGGGTGGAGCATGGGGTTCCAAGGGCAAGCGCTATCACAATCAATCCCGCTTTGCCGTTGCTTACGGTTGATTTGACGAGTCAGGCGGCGCTGTACGATCGCTTGCAGGGTGAGCAACCCTCACAGCGCATCAGCGTGGTTGGCAAGGCAATTTACATTAAGCAGACGGGTGACCGCACTGAGATTTCGAGCCAAGAGCTAGGACCCGCGTTGCTAGCAGGGGCAAAATCTGACGCTCAAATTATCATCAAATCGACCTATACGATCGACAGTTTCAACCGAGGCAGCAAGACCCGTAAGATTCAGACCTTCATTCAAGAGCCGCTCGGTATCCTGTTTCCAGACGATAAGCGCTATGTGGGCGCGACGGCGTTGGTCGATTCAAGCTATCAGGAAGAAACCTACCAGTACGAAACCAATAGCCCGATTTCTGGCACCTCCGCCTCAACCAAGTGTCAGCAGGGGAACCAAGGCAGACTGAAAAAGCACAGCATCACTATTTCCCGACCGTTGGGCGTGGTGTTGCGTGAGGTGTTCGCCACTTACCCTGAATCAGTTGAGGTCACGAATAAAGCCGAATTAACCACCGCTGAAGAGACGATTACCACCTACGAATATGACGTGGGCTTGGTGGGCAGCATCACCACGATTCAGGATGAAGATGCACAGCCTTCTGAACTCGAAACCATTGGCACAGGTCCACGAATTACGGTCACCAAGCGTCAAGCGATCGGGGCGATTATTCCCAGTGAGTTTGCCTATGATACGACTCGCCCACAGATGATGCAGCCGAGCGAATTGGTAGACTCTGAGCTGCAAATTAATGCGTGGCGTGAGCGTAATTTGGGGGAATGGACGGCACGGGAGCAACTCTACAAGTCGTTAGCGATCGTGCAGCCGAGCATTGTCGAATTCATCAAAGATCAATACGCCAAAGATGGCTTATACCCTGATCCGCGTGACTTGGTGAGGCTGATTTCAACTCAGGATCAGACCACTATTTCTAACTCTGGGCAAGCTCAACCCCCGGCACCCGATACCTATCCGGCTCCATTTAGCACCCAAGCAATCACCGTCAAGGGCAGGGCAAATTTTCCTATTGATGCGGTCACTCCCTACCGACAGCGCACCCGTGAACTGAGTTTTGAATATTTATCCACCGTGTCAAGCGGAGTGCCAAATATTGGAGCTGCCCAAACCGAGGCAGAACGACTGGCAAAGATTTGGGGCGTCATTCTCTGGGGACGCTACAAAGGCTCAACTTTGACCGTCGGATTAGACGACCAATGGTTTGACTATCAGCCGATGATGCGGGCTGACATTACAGAGCCGGAAGGAATCAGCGCTCACCTCACCGATGGGTTTGCGATCGCGATGTCTGATCGTCGTTGTGTGGTGTCGTTCGATGGCATGTTGCTCGGCTTTACTGATGCAAACAATTCTGAGATCGTCACTCCTATTTATAAGCAAACCGATGAGGGGACGTTTACATTAGGGTTTGCGTTCACGAGCCGAGATCGGGATTATGATCTCACTCCAATTCATGAGGTGGGTGAGTTTGCTCTTGGATTTGCCATTCGTCAGCAGTCGGATGAGCGAGCTGAGTTTGCTCTGGGATTCAGCTTTGTGGGCTTCTCGAACCCTGAGCAGGGCTTGTTTGCCTTGGGATTGAGTAGCGATGGGGTTGGATCAATTGACTGGGAGGATATGACCGAAGCTCAGTGGGAGAGCATGAGCCAATCGCAGTGGGGCAACTTGCTCTAAGTTTGTTGTGCATTTATGAGCCACAAATTTGTTTGTCGTTCACTTATTGCCAATTTATGAGCGACAAAGTTGGTAGCGTAATGAATTACGGCACCATTCATCTCATTCCAATCCCCAAAATTGCTGAAGGTAAGATTCAGTCCTTGCGTTCTCTGCTTCAACAGCTTCAAACGTCCCAACCTCAACAAATCTAGGTCGTCCATCCCGATTCGTCCCATACCATTCGTCGATCGGTCTACGTCTGTATTGCCCTTCTGCCCAATCCTCGTCCCGATACAGCACTTCCCAATCGTCCTCATCGGCACAGGCAGAAACGACACCAAGAACCGTGTAGTTTCTCTGCTTGCGATTGTTGAACCAGATTGAACCTGGCTTGGGGAAGTTTTGCATCTTGCAATAGTTCTTTTAATTCAGGGCGATCGTAGGGCTTCCGGCTCACAGACCTTATTCTAGGTTTACAGAGTCCCCACGATCGCACGATGATCGTAACCCATCAACCCTTCAAAGAATCAACGAACTGCCTTGCCGCTGCTTTGCGTGTCGCCTCGTTTGGGATGCCTTTAGTTCTGGCGGTTTCCATAGCCACATGTCCTGCCCTGAACACATCTATTAGCTGAGTATCAACGTTTGCGTCTTGCGCCGCTTCTTGGACATCCTCCATGAACTGTCTGACAAAACTGAACATTGCATACTGTCCGCTCATAAAATTATCTAGCTAAGAGAGCGATCGCATCCCCATTATGACCTCAATTTGTAGGAAATCTACAGCCGATCCTTTGAGGTTGGGCGATGACCAGGTACTTTCATAACGATTGGGTTTCCTATCACTTCATGCTGCCCTTTGGCAGCAACTTATTGCCCAACCCTGCAAAGTATTATCTTTGCCTAGCTGATACCACACTGCTGACCCGTGCCAGCACAAGAGCAGACTTTATTGGGGCAGAACTGCTGCAGCAAAATGGCTATGCCAGAGCAAATATGGTTTTCCCGGATAGCGGCACATTTAGCAACAGCAACAAACGTCACGATGCCCCCTTGGTTACGGGTGATTTTCTGGCAGATGGTGGATCGTTGCAGTTTCAGACCGTGTTTCTGATCGCGAATGGCAATGCTACGGCAAATAAAACATTTGCTGATACAGATGTGAATGCGAGTACAAATGTAATTACGGTGACGAGCCACGGACTCAGCACAGGCAATGAGGTTTTGATTCAAGCCCAAGCGGGATCAACGCTGCCAACTGGACTCGTCAGCGGCACTATTTACAAAGTTATCGGTACGACCACCAACAGTTTCCAGGTTTCAACAGATGGCGTCACACCCATCGACATTACCTCTACAGGTTCAGGCACGTTCTATTTGCGCTATGTGCCTGATCGAATTGTTTTATTAGACATTCTTGCTGATCCAAGGCTGTTGCAAGACGGTAAGCCTTATTCCTATGACCTGTATCTAGCAGGCATGAACGAAACCTATGGGGCAGGTGTGTAATGCAGACCGGATATGCTGTGAGCACTGCTGCTGACCTAAGAGCCATTCCTGCGAACCGTCGCACGGATGGGATGGCAAAAACGATTGTTGCTAAGAAAAAGTGGTATCAGTACGATGCGACCATCACTGGAGTGACCGACGACGGCGACACAATTCTGATTCCAGATGACAGTGTGGGAGCATGGCTGGTCATGCATCCCAGCTCTGGCAGTGGAGGGGGAGGGGGCGGAGCCGTTGCCACGGTGCAGAACGGAAAGCCCACAGGGGCAGCGGACACAGGAACGATCGTGGCGGACAGTAGAAGCGATCGGGGGATTCTGTGGACGAAAACCGCGTCAGACTGGCAAGTGTTTGGATTTAGACCGATTTATCGCAGTGTTGCCCGTAGCGTAATTTCTAACGACTACAGCGACTCGATCGATCTGTATATCAACACCATTACACCTGATTTTCCGGGTCAGCTTTTAGTGGTGTATGAGCCTTACGATGTGGGCGATACGTCGCAAATGTATGTGTATTACCGCATTGCGTTACCTGAAATTGTGACAACTCGCACCAGCGGTGAGTTTATCTGGGTTGAGTTGGTAACGCCTCAGTCGTTTATCGAGCTATGACCGATCCGATCCAACTGATTCGTCAAACGCAGGCTGAAAATCAGCTTCAGTATGCCGAGCAACAGGAGCGGCAACAGCGGATCGATCAGCAGCGATCGAAGAGCTATAAATATCAGGGATATAACGCGGAGACAGGACAATCGATCGTCAGTAATGGCGATGACACGGTTAATGTCAATGGCAGCAACACCAACGGACTGATTAAACCAAATCAGTCTGTGAAGTATTTGCAATCGGGAAATCAGAACTCGATCGACCAAACACCCCGACCCAAACAGCAAGAAACTCAGACAGCATCGAGCGTGAGCGGCAAAATCAAAGTGCTGTTTACCATTGCCGAATCTGATCACGTTAGCGTCTATGTGGGTGGCTGGAAGCAATCACCAATTAAGATTGCCGAGTACCCCACAGGAACGGGCATTAGCAAGGTACGGCTCAATAATTTAGGGGGAGATCGCTTTATTGCCAGTTGGCTAGTCGGTCGGGATGGGCAAGTGATTGATGCAGTAGTGCGAACCAATAGCGGCGGATGGACACTAAAAGAACTGCATCCTGACGCTGATATCCCAACCCTATTTCCGCCCTTTGGAAGCGATCATTTAGGGCAAAATCTAGGTTTTGGGGTGTGGACGTTTGAAACGCTAGGCATGGGGGTTGGCTCGTTCCCTGATGTCACGTCTAACAGCACGCGCGGCATTTGGTATCGAGATGTTTTGCGATCCGAGGATTATGTCGATCGTATTATCAACACCGACCAGTATGAAGACTCTAGCTCAGAGGGCAAAATCTTTGTGCTGCCGGAGAGATCGGAAACCGTGTCAATGTCCAGCAGATTGCCTAATACAGGGGCAGATCAGACTGTCTTTTATCGCAATGTTTTGGTTTCCAATGCCTTTTTGATTAACTCATCTCTGACGCAATCCTACGGCTATCGGTATCACACCACCCAAACCAATGCGAATGGTCGCCAGTTGCAGATTCAGGGGGATAGCGGCGTGATTCTGTTTGGTGCAGAGCGCGATCGATTGCTGCTCTCTGGATTATTTGATGACACCAGCTTTAGACAGCTCGGAGACAACAGCGCCTATAACTCGCTTGTTTCAGTGAATTGGGTGGGAGAGAAATTGCTCACCGTACCTGCATTTCTAGATGGCACTACGCTGAACTTTGCGTTTGATCAGCCTGCGAAGTTTAAACAAGCGATCGACCTGTTTGTGGTTGAGAGTGATTTCGCCGCGATCGGGAATTTGGGCTTTGTGCAGATTCCCGAATCACGGCGGTTTAAAGCAAAAATCTATCCGCTCAAATCAGGACTGAACGTAGATAAGACAACGATTTTCACCGCATCCTATCACCCCAACTGACCTATGGACGCTCTCAAACTGATTCAACAAACGCAGGCAGAGAACCGTTTCGCCTATGCCAAGAAACTTCAGGCAGAGCGAGATGCTGACGACGCGAAACAGCAATTTAGTGGACGAATTTTGGGCAGCAATGCGGAGTTAGGAGCAACGATGGTGCAACTCGATAGCGGTGGAACCATTGCCTGTCAAAGCGTCACCAATGGCAATTTGAAAGCCGGATCACGAGCGATCGTCACCCTCAACGGCTCGAAAGCGTGGGTGGATGGGATGCCGCATTAACTAGGGAGATGGGCTTTAACTCTCGGGGCAAGTAGAGGGGATGTTGGGGTGATCCGCCCTTGGTGAGCTTGAGGCAGTAAAGATTTGAGAGCATGTTGATCACTTGAGCATCTCTGTTAAGGTGCTTACCGTGACAGCCCCAAGCGGCAATCACCATCTCTGCCTGAGTTGCATGATCAACTAGATATTGATCGTTCTCCAATCCGATAGGCTCAGGCTCGGCAAACATATCTTTCGGGTTTGTCGCCCTGTACGAAAATAGGTTTGTCATACAAAGCCCTGAATATCCCAAATCGCGAGCAAAACCAATGCAGCGGCGAACGGTCGGATCATTGATTCGCTCATCTGCTGTAGATGGATTCAAACCTATAAACATTAAATAATTTGCCGCCCAATTTTCAGCCCACCCCCGCCATAAAACATAACGATATTTTCGGCATGGAGAAAACACAGCGCTACTCACTTGTGTTTGAGCCTCAGTGTCAAAAATTGATGGCTGCCTCATTGAATGGAAAATCCTTAGTGACTGATATTACTTTACTTGCCCCGTGGGAAACATGCAGTAGTTTGCTGGACGCCCCATGCCTGAAGGATTTATCAAGCAAATTGGAAAGCGCAAGTTGCTCCGATATCCCACGATCGAGGAGATTGAGGGGTTATCTGATGCGTTGAATTCTGCCCAATCAGCAGAAACAGATAATGCATGCCTGATTGGGCAGCCGCTGTATTTACAGCGAATTTCAAGTAAATAGACCGCAGTGATTGAACCAACCGATGGCATCATCTTCAGTGATGTAATCGACTGCTTCAGTCATCGCTTGGTCGAGAGCTTCATAGGTACGAGTCGCTTTGGA